AAATAAATATACAGATTGGTTAAGGTAAAATTTATATTAATCATATATTTTATTTAATCTCAATCTCCATTATGGTTTAGGTGAAATAAATATACAGATTGTAAACAGTAAGTTATATCTTTCCAAGAAAATATCCCCAAGGACTCCAAAGCGCAAAAAGGATTTACTCTTGTATTGAACAATAGGAGCTTCGGATTATGGTCATATCATTTTTTGGAGGTCATTTTTACTAAACAATAACAACATATATTTACATAAAAACATATTAATATACATTTCCAATGGGTACTAAGCAAAATAAATATACGCATTGCTTAAGATAAGTTATTATAAATCATATATTTTATTTTATGTATTTTCCAATGGTGATTTCATGTAAGTTCCCCAAATCTATGATTTGGGAATACTTACGGCAGGTGAAATAAATATACACATTGAATTCAGTTCGAAATTAATTTAAAATTAAATCAATTGAATTAATTTTAATTTATGTTCGAATTAATTTCAGAGTATATTTTAATTTAATTTATTTTAATTTATTTTATTTATGGAAATAAAAAAACCGTCGTGATTCACATCAGGACGGTTAAAACAAATACTTATCATAACAAAATCAGGCAATTAACCAAAGTTTCCGAAAGTAAATTTGTCAAAGAAAAAATATTTTTAAATTTTTATAGAGTCACGTTTCCTTTTCCAATTATTGCATTTGAATTTTCATCTATAAGTTGATATGTGGTCGGACCTTGTATTGCATAAAAATCACTTAAGTCAAAATAAACTTTATTGTCTGAAGTGCGTTTATTCAATATTATTTGTTCTTCATCTGTTGCAGATTTAAGAAATTTCAAATAAGTATCATTTATAATTGAATTAAATACAATATTTTTTGTTTCAAATTGAATATCATTACTAATCATTTCAGCAAAAATTGGTTGAAATATTGGTACAATTTTAGTTACTTCCGGCGTTTCAATGATTGTATTTTGTACAGTAACTTGGTCAGTAACTGTAACAGGATAATTTGTTGCAGGGTGTACAATCATATCTTGAACTAATGGATTAATAGAATCTAACAAACTTGTATTGAGTGTTGATTCTCTTTTCATTAATTTTCCATCAACTGAAATTTCACTTGAAATAAAAATTGTAATTGAATCATTTCCAGGAATATTATAATCAGATAAATTCAAACCAATATTGACAGGTAAAAACATATTATCTTCATTTGAAACTCTTAAAGATTTATACCCCAAATTATCAGTACCATACATTATAACATGTTCAATTGTAATATTTGCAATTGAAAGTTCAAAATAATCAAGTATTGATTGTTCAAGTGTTTTATTTTCAGAAGTTTTACAGCCAACAGTTATATAATGATTAACATCAAGAATAACAGAACTTTGAATAAAATCAGGAATTGGTTTTTCACCAATTAATGGTGTGAAATTATTTGGGTATGAATAAATTAAACCAATATCAGTACCATCAAAAACAATGTCTGAAAACAAAATTTCAGTAACTTCCACCAAATAGACATCATTAATTTTGGGAATTTTAAAAAGAATTTCTTCAAACCAAAATGAACCATCAATTAATTCACGATTTGCTGTAATTTGAAGGTCATTTATTTGGAATATAGATGAAAAATAAATTTCACCTGTTTTGCTATTTTTAACATTAATAAGTAAACCAAAAATATTATCCCATCTAAATCCTTGTTTTAAAAGCATTTCACAAGAATAATAATTAGTTTCTAATGTTGGAGTTAATGGAGAAACAAGACTTGGTGAAAATAACGGATTATTATTATAAACTTTATTTAATTTATGTGCGAAATCTCCTGAATCCCAAACAATTGAATTTAAATTTTCTGAAAGAAAATATTGAGGATTATCAGCATGTATTTCTGTTTGAACTTTGAAAAAATTTTCAACCTCATTTGGGTCATTAATTCTTAATAAAGAAAAATCATTTATTCGATATATGTTTTGCATTTCTAAATATGTTTGAATTTATTTTATATATTAAATTTCATTTTCAAGTTTTTTTACAAACCTTAATACAAATGAATGAAATTTATTTTTATCATAAAAATTTGCATCAAGTTTTAAATAATATATTGATTTATTAAAATTATCATAAAGAGTTTTAAAACTTTTACCAATATCATTATCAAGAATCTGAATACCAACTTTATATCCGACAGAATTTTTCGGAACTCTTCTGATTGATTTAATTAAAAATCCTGCAAAATTTAAATCAGGGTCTTGTCTAAATCCAAAAAATCCAAAACATCTATCATTTAAAATATCTTTACTAAGTTTATGTAATAAAGCATCAAATTCATTTTGAGTTATTTGAAAACTATTATCTAATGAATAAAGTTTTGTATTGTCCAAATCAAAATAAATTATATTATCATTTGTAATTGGAAGTTGAGGTTTAATAACTTTTAAATCAATTTGTTGTTTTTCAAAAGCTTCTGAAAAAATTTTTTCTTCAATATTTGTCATTGCCAATTTAATTTAATTCCACAATTAATTTTTATACCACATTTATAACAATATAAATGGGCAACTCTTAAAAAAGTATTACATTTTGGACAATGTCCTCATTTAGTTCCAAAAGCATAATCAAAATCTATTGGTTCATTATTTTCAGATTTTAATTTTTTATTATATTCTGAAACTAAATCAAACATAATACGTCTTCTTATATCAGTTCCAAATGAAATCATTGCAATTTCGTTACAATTAAAATGTTTTTTACAAAGTTCAGGAAATGTATTTTGAAAAGTCATTAAATCCATAGACTCCAACCATTCAATATATTCAGATAATGTTTTTGCTTCTTGTATCTTTTCACTCATGATTAAACCCATTTATTACAATTTGGACAATAAAATCTACTATTGTTTGTTCTTGGAGGTTCAGGAAATTTTCCTGATTCAAATCCTTTAACTTCAGGTTTAATTTTATCAATATCTTTCCAATATAATTCAACACCACAACCATGACAAAATTTATCAGAAGAACTTAATAATGAATCACATTTTGGACAATGCCCACGAAGTTCTCCAAATGATGGATTATGAAGTTTAATTGGTACACTTTTAAATAAAGTTTTATTATAATCTGAAATTAAATCAAAGCTGATTCGTCTTCTATCATTTAATCCTAATTGAACATCTCTTACATTTTTAACATTACAATGTTTAAAACATTCTTCTTTAAATATTAATATAAACTCATCATTATTAAGGTTTTCTAAATAATCAATATAATCTGATAATCTTTTTTCAGCTATCATAATTTTGGTATATAATTAAATAATAATTCGGTTGTATCTAATTCAGTATAACAATAATAATATTCAACAATTTTCCAATTCATATTATGAAGAAAACTTGGAATTGTATTTGTATAATCTTCAGCTTCTTTATAAGAATCAAATGTTAAAATATCTGGAGTTATATAATCAATTGAAAAATATTCATGATTACCAAATATTGTATCACAGCATAAAAATGTTTTAATTGAATCAATTTCTCGTTCAATTATAAAATAATTTGGATGTTGTTTTAATTTTGTAATAACTTCAAATAATAAATCAAAAATACTTATTTGTAAATCATTAACTTTTGGTAATGAGTCTTTCCAAATTTCTTTAATTGATTCAAATTGAGGAAATCTTGTTAATAATTCTTTTTCAGACATTTGATGTAAATCAAACATATATTCTGAAAACTTTTTATCTTCATGTAATTCTATTTCAATTGGTTTCATGTAATTTGATTATTTTGGTCCATTACTTATATTATTTATATTAATTTTCATTTGCCCACAATATGGACATATAACATTTATATAATCTAAAGTTCGAGCATCATGAAAATTATATCTTCTATTACAATACCAACATTTAGTAGTTTGTGCTTTTGGTCTTGTAATGTATTTAGATGTTTCTTTTGTATTATTTAACATGATTAAATTATTCGAAATGATTTTGTTTCATTATCAGGCCAAAAATATTGTGAATTATTAAAATCTTTATCATTTGGGAATTTTTTAGAATAAAATATAAAATCTTTTTCTATAAGTTTGGCTCTCATTGCTTTATGAAAATTTTCATTACCAAGCCACCAAGGAAATTTTATTTCTTCAGGTTTTTTAGTACAAAGCATTGGCATGTTATTTTTGTAACCTCTTTTAATCCATTCATGAATACAAAGGTCATGATATAATTTCAGAACATCTTCGTAACCTTCCCACATTTTTACTGCTGGATGATTTTTCCAACCAGGAGATTTTTGTTCACCTGATAAAACATTTAAAATTTGTTTCGCTTCAACTCGTTGTTTTCCAAGTCTTCTATAATCAAGAACTTGAAAAGATTGATTAAAATCCTGATATGGTAAGAATGTCTGCATATTACTTATTTTTTAAAAATGTTTTGTAATGTTTAATTTTTATTTCTGAAACTCGTTTATCGTAAATTCTTGTTGGAAGTTTTGGATTTAATAATCCGATTTCTTTTAAAATTTCATTTGACAAATTACTCATTTTTAATATGTATTTAATTATTAATATAATTTATATATCCATTATATTAGAAAAAAATGGGTATTCAAACTTATTCAATATCAGGAAGTTCTACAGTCTGACCTTTCAAATCATGGTCGCAGTCAGATAAAAATGAAATTTTTCCAGATTGAATAAAATGATGACAAGTATGACCAGGAGTAAAATTAAATAATACTGATGGAGCAACAGTTGGATAATTTAAACTTCCATCAAAATTATGTTCACCCCCTTCTTCTCTTAAACTAAAAGCATGTTCATGTTTACAACCAGGACAAAAATATAAATACTGGTCTTTTCTGATTTTAACTCCTTCAGAATTAAGGAATTGTCCAATTTTGATTTTACTCATTTTCCCAATCTAATTTAATTCCACAATTATGACAATAAACATTTTTATTTTTAAGTAAAAATGTATTACAATTTGGACATCTACCATTTAATATAATACAAGTTTTTTCTTGATTTATAGGTTTATTTGTTTTAATTAAAAATTCAGATTCATTAAAATCAATTTCAAATGATGAATAATTATCAATTAATTCTTCATTAATTTCAATATCTCTTAATGCTTTTGTTATAACTTCATTGTAAGCATCTTCATAATATGATAATACATTGTTATTAGTACTTGAATGATTAAAATATTTACCATTATCAGATGAAAAACAATATTGGTCAGAAGTTTTACTTTTCCAAGAATATATTTTTAAATATTCTTGAACTTTTAATGGTAAATGAGAAATTTCATGGTCATTAAATCTTAAATCAAAATTTGGAGTATATTGCCAAATAATAGTTCCTTTTGTTATAAATTCATCTGCAAAAAGTCCAATACCTTCGATTGAACTTTGACCTATTTTTGTTTTAACTAATAACATTTGTTTATTGATTAATATTTTTTAAAAATTCATCAGCGTATTTGCCAGACCTTTGCATTGAATATCTTTCATCATTTTTTAGTTGAGATATTTCATTTATTTCAAATATTAATTTTTCAGTTAAATCACATAATTCAACCAAATTATTATAACGAATATTATCAATTGAAGAATCACCAGTTGGTCTTGTTTCTCCAATTAATTTCTTAACAATTTCTATTAGTTCCATGTTATTTTAATTTATTTATGTATATGAAATTCAACACCACAATTAGTAAAATTTCCAATAGTATCAATACTTTCCTTATTAAGTAATCTATTATGAGTTTCAAGTATGTTTTTTATTTCAATTAATTCTTTATCAGTACATTCATGATAATTAGTTTTTAATTGAATTAATATTCCACACATTGGAAAATAAAAAATATAAATTCTTTTGTTCGGTTTGTCAATGAATACTCCCATCCAGAAATCAAACCATTTGAATATAAATTTAATTTGCATTTCTATAGAGTTTTCAAAAATTCGTTATATAATGTATTGCATTCATTACGTTTATTTTGAAAATCAAGAAAAACATTTTGCAACACTTCATTATCAGTTTTTGCAATTAAACTTATTAATTCTGATTCAATATCAACTAACTCATGTCTTGCATTTTCCCATTCATTAAGAATAGAATTTACTTTTGCTTTTACTTCTTCCATTTTATTTTCAATTAAATTAATACATTTTTTAATATTATCATCAAAACAAATAATTGTTGAAGATTTTAATGCTAACAAAAAATCATTTACATATTTATTTAAATTATCATCATTATCTAAATGATAATTAATATTTTTAATTGCATCATATAAATGTTCGGCTGAATCACAATATTCTGAATCTTTAAGAATATTTAAAATATTTATAATAGTTTCTTCCATATACGGTATTTTAATACAATTTCTTGCATTTCTTTATAAAATTTTAACAAATCAGGTTTTGAAATCCAACATAATTGAACTCCATTTATTTTAACTTCTGTATCTGTATCAAATTCGTCTTTATCTCGTGGAACTTCAAAAGATATTTTACAATCGTTTCCAATTGATAAAATTTTTTCATCTTTATTATTACTCATGATTAAACATATTTATTTGTAACATTACATAAATCATCAAAAGTTTTAACTTCATAAAAATCAACTTCATCTATAGAAGTATTAAAATCTTTTTCAATTTTCATAAGAATTTCAACAAAATCAAGTGAATCAATACCTAAATCAGTAAATAAATTTTTATCTTCCGAAATATCAGTAACACTAATAAATTCAGCACCTCTATTTAAAACATTAGCAATAATTATTTTGATTTGAATTTTTTGTTCAGTTGTCATTTTTGTACTGGATTTAGATTGACAAATTTATAATCTTTCTTATATAAATTTCCTCTTTTAACTGGAGGGTTTGTTGCACAGATAGTTATGTTACTTCCATCAATTTCGGTAACATAACCATAAATTGTAATTGGTTGATTTTTAAGAAAAAATGGACGAGCTTCATCAAAATTAACTTTGGAACCAGGTTTGAAATCATCTAAAAAATTCATAATTATTTTAATTTATATAAAACCATAATTAAAATCAAATTTAATCCACCCAATATACAAATAATCAATGTATTAACATAATGATTATGAATTACTAAATAATCCAAAAATAATGTTATTAAACACATTATTGATATAAAAATTCTCATAATTATTCTTTTAGTTTATTATATTCAGATATGTTAAAACATTCAGAACAAAAATTTAAAGATATTTTCTTATTTTTAGATTTTTGATGTTCTGCATCTGAATTAGATTTTATTTCTATTGTAACATCAACTCTTGTTTCATAATAACTTTTATCCTTTATTTCATTATTACAAACATCACATGTTATAATTATTTTTTTCATTTTAATTTAAGATTTTTACTTCTGAAAAACGTTCTTTGAAATCAACCAAATCTCTAACATACATTTCCTGAATGGTTGAGTTCTGAATATAATTTAAATAATCTTTTTTGTTAACAATTTCATCAGTCATTTCCTGAATTTCATCTTTTGTTAACTTACTGATATTCATTTTCAAAACATCATGAGGAAGTTCATTTTTGTCCAAATCAATTTTTATTGCATTGATTGGTCGATTGTTAACAACTAATTGTTCACCGATAACCAAACCGATAAATTTTATTTTATCTTCAAGTATTTTAATTTCAGCTTTCAAATTTGCAACAGTTTTTGTTTTTCTTTCTTGATAAAAAATTAAACGTTTTCTAACAAAGCAATCAATTAATTCATAAGGACTTTGAAAGAATAACATTGTTTTACCATCTTGGTCAATACAATTTAATGTATCTTTTTTAATCTTTGAAAATAATTTCATTGTTTGAAAAAATTTCCATTGGTCATTTGAAAGAATTTTTAATCTTCCACGTGCAAAGCTTATAAGATATTTAATATTTCCATCTTGTGAATAATTTGTAAATTTAATTATATAATTCTTTTCAACAAGACTTTGTAAATGTTCTTCAAATTTTTCAAAAGAAATATCAAATGGTAAATCAGTAATTGTAAGTATATCAGCATCAAAATTCAAAACATATTCACCAACATTATACCAAGAATCTTTATTTCCATTATAAATAATATTTTCTTGTTTAATCCCAACTATATGTGGAATGAGTTGAATCATATCAACATCATTATTACAAGTTCCTGTATTTATTGCTTTTATGCAATTATCAATAATTCCATTCAAATCATAACTAAAGCATCTATATGAAAATCCAAATCCTGGTGAATTTGTTCTCCATAATAATGAAATAGGAATTATTGGTAAAAAATATTTAGGTTCAACCTTATCACCATCATCTATAACAAGTTGTAAAAGTTCCTTATCATAAGTGAAAAAATCTAAATATTTTGTTTTTCTAATATGTAAATATCTTGGAGCTGTATCACATTTTCCACGTAAATCATCAATTTGTCCAAGAGCTTCTAATGGAGTATATTTATAAACATGTATTGAACAAAGTTGTATAATTGTATTTAATAACGAAGCATCTCCGTGATTATAATGTTGTTTCAAAGTATCGCCAATAAGAGAATTCATTTTAATTTTGGATGATTTTTTTAAATCACCATTCATCGCAGCCCATAATATCTTTCTGGCACCAACTCTAAGTCCGTCCATTATATTAGGCATTGCACGAGTTTCAATTACATATTTAGCATAACCCAAAACTTCATTATCAAGATAATTTTTAATTTTTCTTTCATGAATTTCTATTGAATCTTCTGGCTTTGTTTTGTCAATAGTTGCTTGATTTTTTGGTAGAGTCATATTTAAATTTTTTTATAACTATTATATTAGAATTATTTTATAATTTATATATCCCAAAATATTAAAAAACATTGAAAGGGGTAAACTTCCAAATTTATGGTTTCGTATAAACTTTGTTTGTTCCTGTTTTTAAATTTTTAATAGTAACTAATTGTTTTTGAATATTAATTATTTTATAACTGAACATTCCAATTTTGAATGTAGTTCCTATTGAATCATTAAGATGATTTTGAATTGTATCACCTTTATTTATAAAAAAATTTTTATTTGGGAAATCTTTCATATCAAACATATTATTCTTTTTTTGTTGTCATTATAATATCAGCTGGATTTATATCAAATTTTTCTAAATCTCTTAAATCATCAACAAGAATAATTGGGTCTCCACATTCAACAAATTCGATAATTTCATTAACTGTATCAATAGCATCTAAATCAGTTTCGTGTCCGTATAATTTACCAGATAATTTTGTTATTCTAATCATTTGTATATTATTTAAATTATTTTAAATAAAAAAGAAATTCGAGGCACTTTGGTAAATGCCCCGAATCAAAACAGTAATATAAAAAAAGAGTGAGCGAAAAATTTTAAACCAAAGTTAATTCAATATCAGTACCATTATCATCAAAATTTATTGTTCCATTTTCTAATAAAAAATTCATTAATTCTTTTTCAAGAATAAAAGTTTTTTCATCATTAAAAGTTCCTGTTTTTGTTTCATAAGTAATTTCAAATTCTTCATCCAAATCATCAACTTCAGTTATCATTGCTTCAATAACTTTGTTGTCAGATTTAAGATTTATAATTTTTCCAATTAAATCTTGAGGTTCAAACAAATCAATAGGTTTTATTGATTTTTCATCAACTTCAGGTTCATTACTAATATCTTGAATAGTTTTATTTTTGATTAATTCTAATAAATTTTCTTTATCAAAATTATATTTGTGTATTAATCCATTTTCAATTAAACCACTTTTAATATAAATACCGATATTATTATTTGCATCTGAATATAATTCAAGTTTATTATAAGGTTTTATAAAATCAAGTAATGGTGTATTATTTGGTATCGAATCATATTTAACCCATTTATCAATTAATTTAGATACATTAGGAATACAAATAGTAGAAATAATATTTAATTTTTCAGGAAAATTAAATTCAATTTCAATTTCATTATCAATATCTAATTCAGATTTAACAAATTTTTGTTCATTATCACTTTGAAACCAATTAATTAATTCATTATCAGACATTTCATCATCATAATCAAGACCAAGAACTTCATTACAAAATTTCTTTATTAAATTTCCTTTAGTTATTTCAGAAATTTCAAGGTCATTTAAACAAAGATTAACATAATCAAATTTTTCTTCATTATTATTTCCTTCAAGTTTAACATCTCCAAATTTATCATTATCAACTGTTGAATATCCATTTTCATCATCTTGTTGATTTTCATTTATTGAATAATTATCATCATCGGAACCTAAACCATATAATAAATCATCAGAACCTTTAAATTTTATTTTATCAACCGTATTAAATTCATTTGATTTATCAGAATTTAAAATTTCATTAGGTTCATCAATTTGCCAATGAGCACTATACATTGCTTCTCCAAAATTGCCTGTTGGTAATACTGGATATAAAACTTCATCTTTTATAAAATAATCATTAGCTTCATTATTTTTATCAGTATAAACCAAATTATCCCATTTATCTGTATATGAATAAACTAAATGAATAATTCCATCATCTTCATTTTGAAAATCATTAGATTCTTTATAATCAGAACCATCTTCATTAAATTCATATTCATTACTTTCTAATATTTCACCAATAGTTTTATCATCAGTTTGAGATTCATAATCTTTTTCTAATTCATTATAAATCTTTTTAGATAATTCAATTTGGAATTTTTTTGCATTTGTTTCAAGTTGACTTTCAATTATATTAAAACCTTCAGAACTTCCACAAATTTTTATTTCATCATCAAATAAATTAAAAGTTAAATAATGTGAAATAGAATGTTCATGGTAATAATGACCTGAATGTTTACCAATTATATCACAATCATATTCTCCAGCATCAACACCCTTAATAATTTTATCAGTAATTTCTGAATTAATTCCAGAAAATAACCAAGCTTTTACTTTTTCATTTTTTAAATCAACTCCAGTATATTCAAAACAAGCACCATCTCCTTGAGACCAAAAACCATTAAACATAATGTCAATACCTTCATATCCAAGTTCTTCAAGTTTTTCTTTCCATATATCAACTGTTGGTTCAAACCAATCATTATCTCCAACCAAAATATCATGATGATTCTGAATAGCAACTTTTTTAGCTTCTTCAGATAATTCTTCAAATTTTTTCATATAAATTTTATTTGTATTTAATTTATTCTATAAAATTATTATATCCATATATTTATAAAAATATGAGTAATCTAAATTTTATTGATTTTCTTTCTAACTTTATAAGGAATTGCATCTCGTTTACCTATTGAACCATCTTTTTTTCGTTTTTTCTGGTCAGTAGATGCTTCTTGTTTTAAAAATTCATCTTTTAATTGAGAAAGTTTTACAACAGCTGGAGAAGCATATTTTTCAGAAAGTTTACCATGTTTGTAAGCATAAGCCATTGCCATTAAACGTCTTTGAGATTTTGATTTAGCTTTAGCTTCCATTAATTCAGATTCATTTAAATCATCAAAAGTTAAAAATCGTTGAGTTTCAGAATAATTTATTTCATTAATTTTTTCAATAAAATATGAAATACATTTTTTAAACTTAGGATGAAATTTTGGAAATTGATTTTCAATATCAATATTTTCTAAATTTTCCCATTCAAATCCAAATGATTCATTACTTAAAATTGGAGTAAATTCATTTTCAATAACAATAAGATAATTATAATATATAATTTCTTTATTATAGTATTTTACAACAGGAAGAATTAAATAATCAGAAATATCAAATATAAATCCACATTCTTCAATAACTTCACGTTTCATAGTACCAACAGCACTTTCATCAAAAGTATTATTTTCTAATCCTCCCCAAGTTCCCCAAGTATTTGGGTCATCCTCTAAATCACTTCTTAAATTTAATAAAACATTTCCTGTTGATAAAGCATAAAATAAACAACCAGCTCCAATTAGTTTTTCCATAATTATTGTATTGTTTTAATATTTTCTTTGTCCATGATTTTTATTGCATTTAAATCATATACAACATAATGTGTAATTGTTTTTAATTCCGGGCTATCATTATCAATAGTATGGGTATATCCATATTGAGAAAGAACTTTTAACATTTCATCTCTGCAACCAGCACCATTAATAATATCACCAATAATATCTGTATCTGAATCATTAAATTTTAATAAACTATTAATAGCTTGTTGTTCATTGTCATCAAAAGCTTGATAATATGAATGGTCAGTAAGTGCAAGTTTATCAAGAATATTTTTTAACATTTTTTTATCAAGTGTTACTTGAGTATTAGATAAATTATTTTTTAATTCAAGTTGACAAGTATAAATATAATTTCCATAAGCCATTGCATCAGCTTTAGAATCACTAAAATACAAACCAAATCCAGCTCCTGTTGTTCCTGAAGATGTCCCCATTTTTTTAAATGAGAATTTATTAAAATTGGCGTCAGAACCATGATAAACAATAATCATAAACTAAATGTTAAGAATTTTTTAATCATTGTACAAAATTCGAAATCTTTTTTCTCAAAGAATATTCTATCAATCAAATAAGATAAAAACATTAATTTATCAGTATGTAACATTTGTTCGTAAAACTGTTTACATTGTTCAGGTTGTCCATTGTTATAAGAATCAATCATATATTGATAATATTCGCCAATAGTTTCAAAATCATTTAATTTAGCTAATTTTTCAATATGAGATTCTTTTGTTTCAGGACAATTACATGAATATCCATGATACATAAACATTTCTTCACCTTCAGGCATTGGAGTCAAACATAATTTACATAAATGTTTTTTCTCTTCTTTGATTTCACTTGTCCACATGTGTTCAGTAACAATACAAGTTTTTTCTAATAAAGTACCTTTAATAGCTTTTTCACCATCTTCTTTTGTTTTGAACTTTTGTAATGTTTTTGCATTTGGGTCATTTGTCCAACAGTTTTCACCAGTACATAACCACATTGCAATTGGTCCAATATTTGGATGTTCATGTTTCATCTCAATTAACCACCAAATTTCGTCTTTATAATTTCCCATTGTTTTTAATATAAATTTTCACTAATTAATATTGATGTTTCTTCATTATCTTTTCCCCAAACAATTTGTTTATAAGCTTTTGCAATTAAATATCCTTCAGCTCTATTAACAAATCTTCCTTTTGAAGTTAAATATCCTATATTATCTTCACCAGGTGTATCAAAATATCCTTTTAATTTCAAAATAGTTCTGAAACAATCTCCATGTCTTAATCCAGGAACTGTTATTCCTTCATATCTAATTGCAGAACATAAAATATATTCATCAGGTTGTTCATTTAAATATTCTTCAGTACGTTTATTAATATAACTTACATCCAAATATTGTTCATTACCAAGGAATTTTCCAAAATCAATTAATTGTTTTTTATTCATTATTTATCCATTATATCATGGTTAAACCAAAATCTGATTTGTAAATCAGAAATATTTTGTACATCATAATTTTTCCATTGAACATTTATATCTTGTTTAATTTTTATTTTTGTTATGGAATCAGCAGAATTCCATTCACTATATAAAGTTTCAAATTTCAAATTATCAATATTATTTTGTTTTGTTTTATTAATGAATTTTAATCCAAAAATTATTATTGCAGTAATCAATAATATATTGAAAACTATAACAAACCATAAAGTTTTACCCATAATTTATATTTTTAAGAAATTGTTGTGATATAGATGTTTATAATGAAGTTTCTTTTATGTTTTGTTTTTGTCCTAAACTTATTTACCTTGAATATCACAACAATTTTATTTTAATTCATTTTCTTTCGTTTCAATATTTAATTCAGCTTTTTCAATAACATTATCACTAAATGTCATTCCTTGAATTTGATTTTCATTAATCCAAAGTATATATTTTGGGTCAATTTCTAAAATATCTCTTATTGTTTTACCAATGTATTTGCCAAATCCAATTTTAATATCAAATTCTCCAGTCTTCATTATTGAAGGTTTTAAAAATTCAGATTTTATTTTTTCAGAAATAATATTTCTAATAGGATTGGGGTTTAAATTTATTATTGGTTCTTTTGGTCCTGTAGCACTATTAATAACCGCAGCGATTGTTGTATTATTAGTAATTTTTTCAATAACAATATTTGATTTTCTTAATCTTTGAAACATTTCATAAGTGATTTCAATATCATACAAAGAATTATGTAATTTATTTTCATCAATTTCAATACCAAGTTCTCGAGCAACTGTCATTAATTTAAAATCAACCATTGTTGGACGAATTTCTTCAAGAGCTTCTGAAGCTAATACCATTACATCTAAATGATTTGACCAAATCATTGAAAAGAAATAATTATCTGCATTACGAACCCATAATTCATACATGAATTGTTTATCAAAATGAGCATTATATCCAACAAAACTAAATTTATCTTTTTTATTAAAAGGGTTTACATATTTTTTGAACAAGCGAAGCAACATACAATAAGCTTCTTCATCGCTATATTTATATTGCATCACTTGTTCAAATGTAACATTTCCAACTTCTAAAGCTTTTGAATCAATAACAGCCCCATCAAAAGGTCTTACATTATAATCAAAATATTCTTTAATGACTCCATCAATTTCGATACAACCAGATACCTGATGAATTGCATGAATTTTCGGGTCGGTTCCAGTTGTTTCAACATCTATGAAGACACGTTTTATCATTTCAATTTTATTTTAAAGCTTTTAATATATAATCTTTTGAATATGGAATGCGCAAAAATAAATCATTTAATGACATCACTCTAAAAGAATCAGAATTATCATTTGGAAATAAATAACTTCCAACTACTCCAGTATTTAAATCTTTTATAATTTTATAAGTATATTCTGGAACACCTACTCTATTATTTATCAAATGATTAAATTGAAATCCACCACATATAATTAGTAAACTATCTTTTTGACTTTTGATACGAGTTTTATATTCTAATGATTTCCAACAACCTCTATTTGATTTTGGTGTTTGTGGTAAAGCATTATAAAATCTAAAAGTAATTAATTCTTTACTATAATTAAATGCGAAATCTTCAGCATTACACATGTGACCAATATCATATCCAGATTTTGAATAATCTTTTTCAGTTGCCGATTGTGTTAATCCATCAGTTTCAAATTTCATTAATTTTCTTGATGTTTTTCCACCACCTTTATATAATTTATATACAACAAATAATGGAGTGTGTGTTTGATAACAGAAATATGATGTATATATTGGTGTTTGAATTATTGTATCAATTTTTTGAGCATTTACACTTGTAAAACATGATATTAAAAATATTATTAATATCCCTAAAACTATTCTTATTTTTTTCATTTTTATTAAAATTAATTGTTATTATTATTATTGCAATTCACCATGTTCTTTATAAATTTTTATTTCTTCATCTAATCTTTTATATACTTGTTCAAAAACAACTCGATTTTTTCTTAAAATTTCTTCAAAATTATTTTGATTAACAAATTCAGGTTCAGAAGGAATTTTTTCACTTCGTTTAATAAATCGAGTTGTTAAAATTTTAAAAACTTCAATAAATTTAATCATATTGAGATTTTTATCTTCGAGTGTATATCGAACAATTAAATTAAGTAGTTCAATTTTATAAACAAATTCGGGAATTTTGTAGTTAACTTTTAATTCGGTCGAAAATTTTATATCTTGTCCCATGGTAGCTAATTTAGAAAGTTATTAATATCTGTTAATTCATTTAATACATAATTCATATCACCTGAAAATCCCCAATTTTTTGGGTCTTTTAATTGTTTAGCTTTATGAATTTTTAAATTTTCAACTAATATAAGAATTTGTTGTTCAACTTTAACCAAATTTTCTTGGTAAGCTTCTTGTGATGTTTGACTCATGATTAAAATATTTAAAAGATTAAAACTTATATAGCCATTTATATATTAAAAGTTAAACCGATAAAAAAATCAAAACCTATTAAATTATTTTCTAAACATCGTTCAAGTTCATCTTTATAATAAATAAAGAATTTTGGATGTTTTACAAAATGTGTAAACCATGCAAATCTAATACAATTATTATATAAGAAAATATTTATTCCATCTTGGTCAAAACCAATTCCCACATATTTTTTCATAATTAAAATATTTTATCATAATTAGAATCAATAACACATTTAAGATTTTCTTTATCTAATGCTAAAGGAATCAACCATTTTAAATTATTAATTGTTTGATTTAAAATTCCATTATTTTTTGTTTCCATATTTAATTCAGAAATATCATAAATTTCAACTTCTTCATCTGTAACAGTTTTTAATTTATTAACAGCTAATCCAAAAGTTTTGAAAAAATATATCCAATCACCATTTTTAGTAATATACTTACAAAATAATTCCCAATCATATTGAAAATATCCAGTTTCTTCACGAAATTCTCTTATCATTGCATTGATTGGAGTTTCATTCTTTTCAATTTCTCCACCAATTCCATTTAGTAATCCTTTTTGCCATTCAGGATGAGTTTTCTTTATTAATACAATTCTTTTTGTTTCATTATCTAAAGAGTCAAAATAAAATCCGACAACATATTTACTTCCCATATTTTTTAAATTTTGATTTGATTTCAATTTTTGTTAAATGTATTCTTGCTTGTACTGCACACATTCTAATATGTAATTTTTCAGCAATTTCAATATAAGAATACCCTTCAAGATATAATTTAAAACAATTTCGACGATTTTTATTTAATTTATTTTCAATATAAAAATACATTTCTTCTTTTAGATTTTTTAAATCTAAATTTTCTGGTTGAATAATTAGATTGGAATAAATTTTTTCTTGATATTGTTTTTTATATATAAAAGTTTTTTTATCTTTTCGATATTTATTAATATATAGATTTTTTTGAATTACACATAACCAATCCTTAATTGATTTATTATCCATATCTTTATATAAATGAGATTTTGTTATTCCCATTATTAAAGTATCTTGAACTAAATCTTCAGCATCTTCTTTATTTTTTGTAAATATTAAAGCATTTGAATATAATAAATCCGAGTATTTAATTAAATCCACATTTAATCCTCCAATTCTTTTGAATCTTCCAATATAATTAATTTTCTTTGGTCAGTACTTTTATTAAACCAAGTATTTATAGATTCAATATCATCTAAATCTTTCATACTAAATAAAATAAGTTTTTGATTTCTTAACATTTGTCTATAATCTTCGTTATCAAGACCTCCTAATCCCTTAGTATATGTGAGGTCCCAATCTTTATAATTGTGAGCAACTTTTTCATAAGATTCAAGAGAGTAAAAATATTCTTTAGGTTTTCCTTTTTTCGCTGCAATTATAATAGGACTTAATGCACGATATAAACGATTTGTTTTAACTAATTCTGAAAAATGTTTTGCAAAGAATGCAATTAATAATCCACAAATATGATGACCATCAAAGTCCATATCAGATGCAATAACAATTTTACTATATCTACAATTTTTTATGTTATTTTTTGCATCATCAAATAAAATTCCAAGAGTTGCTATTACTTCTCGAAGTTCTTGATTTTCAAGAATTTGATTCTTTTTAAGATTAAAAGTATTAGTAATTTTACCTCTCAAAAGATATGCGGATTGAGTTTCAATTTTTCTATGTTTACGAAAACCATTGGAAGCAGAATTTCCTTCAAATAACCAAAGTTCTGAATTGTTTTTATTAGTTCCAGAATTAATAATAAGTTTTTTAATTTTGGTTGTTTTTATAGTTGCATTTAATTTTCGAGTTTCTTTCTTTTGTTCTTCAGCATATTTAATTAAATAATAATCTTTTAATTGATTAAGTATTTCCGAATCTTTAAAAGAATTTAAAAATTCATGTGAAAAGTTTAAAGCATATTTATCAATTTTGTTATTAAGTTCTTCTTTTGTTTGAGAATTATATGAAGGATTAACTATTGAACAATTAATAAATACAGAAATTCTTTGTAAAATATCTTTTTCTGTAAGTAATTCCATATCCATATCAGCACATAATCCCAATATTTTATCAGTAATTTGTTTTTCAATTTTTTTAATATGTGAACCTTTAGAACAAACAGCACCATTAACAAATCCAAAATTAAATCCAACATTAGGTAAAATAATTATATCATCTTTTTTGGATTTAAATTCCATAATATGTTCAATTTGAGCAGGTTCTAAAAATAATTTTACATAATCTTTGAAAGAATCAAATACCCAAGTAGAATTTAATTTGCCATCAGCAATATCAGATTTGAAATTTATTTTTAAATGTGAGTTAGTTGCAGAAGCATCAATACAACGTTTTTGAATAATTCTAATAGTTGAAAGATTTAATTCTTCAAGGTCAAAACGTTCTAAATCAATTTGAAACTCAGTTCTTGTAAAATGTCTTGTATTATGAGTAATTGTATAAGGTTTAATTTCTTTCATATTATCAAACCATTCAATTTTAACATGATTTTTTCCATCACATGTTTCAACTGAAAAATCTTTTGAGAAAATATTAGTAAGTTTTGCACCTAAACCATTAGTTCCTACCTTATCTCGTTCTTTACTATCATCATAATTAGATGAAGTTCTTAAATGTCCAAAAATTAATTCAGGAATTAAAATTCCTGTTTGTTTATGTTTTGTAACAGTAATTCCACCATTATCTTCAATGATAATTTTACCATTTTTATAAATTTCAACAGTAATTTCATTAATTCTAAATAAAGCATCCTTATCACGATGTTCATCAACTGAATTTGATAACACCTCATCAACAAGTTTTAATAATCCAGCATTATATGCTTGATTTTTTAATAATGTTATTCTATTTGTTGACGGAACATATAATAAATAATCAACTATTTCTGAATTGATTGAACCTACCCAGGTCCCAGGTCTATCGAGCACATGGTCGATTTCTGATTTTACTTGATATTTTTCGTCAAGATTCGTATTAACATTTAATTCATCATTCATATTTACAATTATTATTTGATAATTATTTTTTATATTAATTATTATATCCTTTATATAGTTGAAAAATGAAAAGTTTTATTTTCCAAGAATATATAAAAGAAAAGGGTCAGAATAAATCTGACCCGTTTTCCCTTCTAAAGTAACAAATAAACATTTCCTATGACAAAAGAAAATTTTCTTTATAACCAATTTTCAGGAATCATTTTTGAAGCTCCTAAAGCTTTGGCTCTTTTAATAATATGTGCTTTCGCAGCTTTATGGTCTTTTCCTAAACCATAAGTATGTATTGCATTTGTTAAATCTTTTTTGTTAACAATTGGATAAGAACCATCTGGTAAAGCTTTTCCTTCAGAAGCAAGTTGTTGTCTTTTTTCTCTTGAAAATTCTCTTTCATTTAATTCATCACAACCCCCAATACCCATATTACTAAGATTATCAATTTTATTATATTTTAAAGCATTTACTTCACTTAAATCATACATTGTATTATCACTAATACTTGTATTATTTAAGTTAATATTTTGATTCAGATTATTTAAGGCTTTTTTTTTTTAAGTTACAATTAACATATACCCATTCATCAACTGTTTCAATTTCAACATCAACATTTGGGAAATTTTGTAAAATATAACTTTCAATATATTTAGCATTAACAATGTCTTCTTTACCAGGAGTTTCATCACCTACATTACCATGGTCTCTTGTTGAAAAATTTACAAAATCAGAACCATTATCATCAATTGTAAATCCATCTTTCAAATTACCAACAAATGCAATAATTTTTGTAATTGAATCAAAATCATCTTTCGCAATATTACCAATTTTAGAATTAAATTCAGCTCCAGTCATTTCACCATTAACAGCAGCTCCTAAATATTTAGATAAATAATCAGATTCTTTAGGAAATAAATCTTCTAATTCAGAATCATCTTTATTTAATTCATTATATTTTTGAATAGTTACAACTTTTTCAATATGTGGGAAATTTTGACCTTTTGGAGCTTTTACCCATGAAGATGCAGCTTGGTCAGCAATTTCTCTTGCTTCTTCTTTAGTATCTTTGAATCCAACTAAATCCCATTTAACTTCACCATCAGGTTCTTGCCAAATAGAAATAGCTGCGAAATTATTTAAAGTTCTTTCAGGGTCATAATTTTCATCATTAGCATGATTAATTATAAAAGTTAACCATTGAGAAACTTCACCAACAAAATTATTCCAGAAAGATTCTAATCCAAATGGATAATCTTTAAAGAATAAATCAACTAATCTTGAGTTATCTTCAACATTTTTAATAAAATATTCTTTTAAATTTGTCCACCAAGCATATAATCCTTCAGCAATTAATTTTAAATTATCAACTAAATCATCAGTATTAATATGTTGTGTTGGACCAAGGTCTGTTTTTCCAACTAAACTTCTAACCCAATTATGAATTTTAATATCATCGAAACTTTCAGCAAACGGATAATTAAAACATAATAAATCATTTGTAGGATTATCATTATTATCCATCCAAAAATCATTTAATTGTTCCCAGTAAAATACTAAAGTATTTAAAATTTCTGAGAATTTATCAAATTCAGGAAATGCTTGAGTATCACCAAAATTATCTTTTCCGATACCAGTAATAGAACTTTGAATATCAAAACCTATTTCATAAACTTTATCGCCACAAATATCAAAACAATTTTCCATTTGGTCATTCATGAAATTAATTCCAATTTCATCAAAAAAGATTTTTACACCATTAACATCAGTTATTTCACCATTAGTTAAATAATCAGCAAAATCATCATCTGGATGTAAATTGATTAATAGTGTTTGCATTAAAAATTTGAAATAATCTTCAACAGATTGTGTTGAACGAATAGGAAGCATTTCCATTAAACTATGATATTTTACCAAAATATCAATTTCTTGAAAATCATCTATTTTTTCAACATTTTCCTTATGTAATTGAATAAAACGTGGGGAAGTTTCAATGTTTTTTAATAATTTAATTTCATAAGCTCCACGTACACCATACATATTATAATAATAACATGATTGTTTTAAATCTGATAAAATGAAAAATTTTAATACTTCTGGCATTTTTAACATTGTTGTTAAAAGTTCTTTCGCAAAAACATCAAAACTTTTATTATCAGGTAGTTCAACTAATTTACTTCGAAATTTAGTTTCACTATAAACGATTGATAATTTGAGTACCATATATTTTTTATTTGATTTTTTTATTACAAATTTTTTTATCCATTTATATATTTATAAATGGGTATTCGTTTTATTTATTAATCATTTTCAAGATAATACAAATCGAAATCTCTATGGATTTTATCTCTTATTTGATTTACAAAAATTTTTGCTTCATCTTCATTATCAAATTTTTTCTTTAACATTAATTGTCTAAATGGTGCCGGGTCTTCTTCAGTTCTTTCTTTTTTAACCATTAAATTAATAGCATATTTATTTTCATATTCTTCAGGATATAATTTATAAGCATTACTTATAAGTTGAAAAATGCTTCCACATTTCCATTGTTTAAAAAATATTTGAACTTCAGCTTTATAAACCCATTTAAATCTACCAGTTAATTTTTCTTTTTTAAACTTAAATGGAATACTTTTGTTTTCAATTTCTTTTGGTTTAGTACCATATTCAGCAACATTAAGTATTTTAGTATTTGAAGTATTCAATACCACATAAATATTATATGTTCCATCACCATAATATTGACTATCACAATTTAAAAGTTGAATTGAATCATAACCTTCAGAATTTAACATTTGTTTTAATTTTTTAACTCCTCCAGCCTTTTCAATTAATTTGAAGTATTCTTGAACAGAATCATCATAATTATTTTTTGAATTTGATAATATTACAGATTTGTTTACAATTATTTCTGTTTCGTAAACATAACCAACTTTACCTGTTGGAGTATATTTTTCTTCAGTTAAATCATAAATTTTGACCCCTGCAAACCATTCAGCCATTGTTTTATTATCAGTAAAAAAGATACCTAAACCATTATCAAATGATTCAGTACCATAAATAAAATTTGATTCATTTGAATTAAGTTTAAACGAATCAAATTTTGTTTTACTCCCATGATATACTTTTAAAGTGTCCATAATTTTATTTTAAAATAAATAAAAATCCATCATCGCCATCATCTGATTCTTTTATTAAAGTACCTGAATTTGAATTAATTGTTCTAACATGATATTCTGATTTATTTTTCATATAAATTTCTTTACAATCATCCCAATCAGAAGCTGGCATTTGATAACGCGCTGCAGTCCAAGGGTATCTTGCAACCCATAATAATTCAGTACTATTATCAATACTATATTTTTTACACCATCTTAATACTTGCCAAAGTACATAATTTTTTCTATCATGTACTTCAATTGCAATAAATTCATCAATAGTTATTGGTGATGTAGTTGTATAATAATTACTCATATTAATAATTTTTCATTAGATAATCAGTTAATCCTTCTTTGAAAGCTTTTTCAGTATTTTCAAGATAATCAGGATATTTTTTTAAATTTACTCTTATATTTCTTTTACCTTCTGAATTAAATTCTAAAACAATTTTATTATCAATAATATTTAAATCAAATTCTTTATGATTAAATCTGACACCATATTTTTTGAAATAAGATTGTAAGAAAATTCCACATCCAACTGATAATTTAGGAATATCTCCAGATTTTAATTTAAAAAAATCTGCTTTAATATTTGAATTAATATAATCTGGTGCTTTCATAATTTTTATTCATGAAAAGTTGGAGGCATTTCAGGTAATTCACACCAAGCTTGAAAATATCCTGGAATTGTATTATCTGAAATTATTTTTCCATCAAAAACATCAACATTATTCATTGAATCAGGTAAAATTTTACTTCCATACCATTGTTTATTAAGACTTTTATAATATGCTTGTATTGGAATTTCATCATATTTAACTGCAAGTAAAACTTCTCTTGAATTATTTGGAGGAGGTTCACCTTTACATAACCAATGCCATTTAGTTTTTGTTTCAGACATAATAATTATTTTTTATTTCCAATACTTTTTGGTCCTGATGTTACAGTTTCAATAGTTTTTGTTTTAACATCTTCAACAACATCTGGTTGAACAACAGTTTTTTCAATAGGAACTGGTGGCATTTCTGGCAATTCTCTCCAAGCATAAACACTTGATTGGTCTTCCAATTCATTATTGTTATTAACATTTCTGCTAACACACCATTTTTTTCTTGCAGACATAAATCCTTGAACAGGAGTTTTGTGACCTTTAATAGCAATTATTAATTCGCGAGTTGTGTCCGGTAATTCCGGAACAAATTTCCAAAGTAAATCCATTATATTATTTTTAATTATTTGTTATTAACATTCAAACATAAATATACTTTCTATTTCTTTAGGTAAACATTCTTCATGATTTCTTAAATGAAACCCATTATATCTATATATTGCATCATTTTTTCTTTGTTCTTCTTCTTTTTTTCTTTTTATTTCTTGGTCTTCATCATTACATAATAATCTTAATTCAGCTTTACAAGCATTTAAAAATGAAATTGTAAAAATATTATTAGTACGAATAAAATGACTTATCGAAACATCAGCCATAACTAAGTCATCATTACCATATTGTGCTGCGTAAGTTCCACTCTTTTGTTTACCGAAATTCAAATATTCTTCAACACTTAAATAATGAGTTTCAATTAAAGTATCTTTTTCTATAAGTCCTGAAAATGATTTTACACCCAATTTTTTATTATGAGGATTCCATCTTATACCACGTTCAAATCCATTTTTTGCTTCGCGATGAAATTGTGCAAATACTGTATTATCAAAATTAAAATATTCAGAATTATTTATTCTTAAACTATCAACTTGTGCAAAATATTCACCACCATAAGTATTATTTTCAACAATTAATTGTATTTTTCTTGCATCAAAATGTTTTACTAAATTCAAATTCATTTCAGCAAAATCTTCAACAGCAATATCATTATTTTTAAATATACCAATTGATTTGAATTTTAATTTTTGTTCAGGAATATCCCATTCAATTTTTTTAATTTTAATTACGGTATTATCTTGACCTAAACCTTCACCTAAATCAATACCTAATAAAAACCAATCATTTTTTAAATCATATTTTACAATATTTTGTGATATAAAATCTATTTGAAATTGATTTCCAATTGGATGATTATCCATTGACCAATTTTTTTCATTATCATTTTGTAATCCTCTTAATTTGATTTGAACTTTTGAATTAAATATACTTTTTAATTGAGTATCAAATGAACATTCAAATCCCATTTCCCAACCTTCAATACCAATATTAGCAATTGTATCAATTTTAAATTGTTCATCTCTACCAGGAGTATCATACCAATAAATTCTATAAGGTATAAATTTATTTGCTTTTGATTCAGCACCAACCCATAAACTATGGAATTTATTTCTACCATTAGGAGTTGAAGTTATAATACATTTAGAATTTGGATTTTTTGATAATGATGGATAAATATTATTCCAAAATTTATCAACTAAAGATTGTTTTATATATGCAAATTCATCAATATAAAGAAAATCTAATGCAAATCCTTGAACAACAGATTCCGCAGCAATACCAATAGTTAATCTACAACCATTATCTAAAGTAAATCCTTTTTTATTGAAAGAAATAAATCCAGGTTGCATAAAGAAAGGTAAACCTGCAAAAGCTTCTTTAATTTTTGCTAAAATTTCATTAACAACTTTATCTGATTGTGCAATGACAACCATATCTTTATCAATATTCCAGATAGCATAATGTAATATTTCCAAAACAGTAGTAGTAGTTTTACCAGACTGTCTTGGAAACATCACAATATTCCATCTATTATCAGTATAACGTTTTAATAAATTTCTTTGATAATTATATAAATCAATATTTTGCCAACCTTGGTCTCCATCTTTTAATTTACCAAAATTATCACAAAAAAATTCTTTATCTTTTGCACAAATGTGCATGATTTTCATTTCTTCATCAGAATACTTAAAAGGTAAATTATGTTTACGAAGATTGAAACCTTTAACTGACTTTAAAAATGGGTTATCCTTAAGTTTGTATCCCTCAGCAAGTCCGTTCAAAGCTAACTCAACAGACTCAGAAGACCATAAACCTGAATTTGTTTCCGGGTCTATAATTCTTGGGTCAAAAACTTGTCTTAACTTAATTGTTGGATTAAGTTTTTTAGAAGCTTCGTTTATTTCTTGTTGAGTTTGAGTTTGCATTTTTTTATTATTTATTCCAAGGACCAAAATCAAACATATCAGTACCTGAACCATTATGATTTTCAACATCTTTTACTTTAATTTCAACTTGTTTTGTAAAAGGTTTTAAATATTCAAGTTCATTTTTTATTCCTTCACGTTGTAATTGAAGAAACATAAATTCCATTTGTGAATCTATAAACCCAAATTGTTCAGTTTTAATATTACTTATTTCTCTATTATCAAATAATAATTCATCAAAATCAAAAAATTCATCATCATATCTTGCATATAATTCAAATTTTTTATCATCAATTTCAAATTCTCTAAAAAATGAAATAAAAAAACTATTGATAGATTTTTTATCAATACATGGAAAATATGATATTATTCCATATCTATCTTTTTTAGTTGAAAAAGAAGTTAATTCATCATCAGGAGTTATATAATTATTAAAACTTTCAGTTTGTTGAAATACTTTTGGAAGATATTGAAATAAATATTTGTTTGATAATTTAACAAGTTTTTTCTTCCAATCAGAATTTTTAATATTATTATCTAACCAATAATTAGTTATTCCATCGGTAATCAATAAATTAATTATACTTCTTGCATTATCATATTCAAATAAATTTTCTAAAAAGTTTTGAATTTCTTCAAATGTTTTGTCTGTTTTTTTATACAGAAAAGTATTTTCTGTATCATTCATTTTACTTATAATACGAATTTCCATGTTATTTAATTAGTTTTATATATTCAATCTTATTTACACTAAAATGTGGATTATTTGATTTTACAAATACTGTAACACCTATTGGTCTTTTCCAGAATATCCAAACTCGTTTATAATCAATTTGAAATGGCATCAATAAACTATCAGTTAATCCTATATTTAAACTATCAGCTCTAAGATTTTTACCATAATTATAAATAGTTAATTTTTCTTTCATACTGAGCCATTTATCTGTAAATGTATTAATAAATGTTGTATCAGTAATTTTTGTAATTTTTGATGAGTCATTAAAATAATTATAATTATAATTAACTGTTGCAATTCCATCTAAATCATTAATTTTTAATTTCATATCTTCAATATCTGAAACTAATTTTTGATTGAATTGTGATAATTCATCTACTTTTAATGTGACACCTTTAGAGAAAAATTCTAATTGACCAGATTTTGTTCGCATAGAATCTACTAAAAATTGAGAATTTTGAAAATTATTTGAAACTCGTTCATTATCAAGTTTTAATTTTTTATTTTCTTTATATAAATATCCAACACCAAGTACCAAAAGAATACTTATAACTATTGCAATAATTTTTATTATTGAAAGAATTTTACTTAAGTTCATGATTACTTTATTTTAAATTATTAAATTATTTTTGTGTATATATGAAACCAACAAAAGGCGGAGATTTCGATATTTATTATCGAAATCAACCGCCATCACCAATATAAATTATGAATAATGAAATACATTTATATTTATTTTTTAGTCTTTTTAGGTTTTATTTTTGAAGTTTGGGCAATTTCACCAATTAATTGTTTACCTAAAAATTGTACTTTTTTTGAAAATTTGAAATATTCATAAGATTTTGAATCCATCATTAAAATACTACAAATTTTTGATTTAGTTTCTGTATCAAATTCAATACCTTCTTTAGTAATTTTTAATTTTGTTTCCTTTTCAGGTTTTAAATTTTTGAAATAAATAAATTGAGGTATTCTTGATTTAGAAAATCCATTAACAAATTTCGCAGATTGTAAAGCTTTTAATAATGCAGGACTTTCAGCAGCTTTCCAATTAAATCCTTTTAAGTTAAGAATTAAATTAGATAAATTTGGGAATCCTTTAGCAATATTATTTAATAACATATATCCAAATTGTTTTACTTCAAAATTTGAATATTCATCAAAAGCTTTTTTATCAGTAAAAAATCTTTCTTGAAAATTATTAAAAGCTGTATAATTTGGAGTTTTATTAATCATTAAGTAACCAAGTTAAACATGATTTAACACTATCTAAATCAAATGGTACAATTGATTCAGTAAAGAAAGTTAATTGTTCTTCTTCAGGATTTATAATCATGATTGTTGGAACCAAAAAATTTCTTTCTAAATTATCAATTGTATCATATTCTTCTTCAATAATATTTGGTGTAAATAATTCAGCTCTAACTAATGGAGCATCAATATAGAAGAAATCAATATTTAAACTTGGAATATTAATCATTGATTCATCAAAATATTGATTTATTAAATCAATTAAATATGTTTCATTAAAATTTTGATTATCAAAAATTAATAAAGATTTTTTTGTTGTTATAATTTTTGGAGAATTATCTTCATCTAAATTAGTTACATCAAAAAGATTTTTGAAATCTTCAAATTTTTCTATACGTTTAAATCCGTATTTTTGCATCAATTGTTCAATAGTTGTTACAACTTCGTCATTCATATTTATTATTATTTAAAAATTATTATTAATTATATCCTAATTTATTGTTTTTAATTAGCTGAACATGTTATTTTATATTGTCTGTTTAAATTTTGAATCTGCATTGAAACTATTTCAAATTCCATTTTAGAATCAATATAAAAATATTTTGGTGTTTGTTTTTCATCAAGTATTTCTGATATATGATTTTTTAATACAACCTCAATAAGTTGTTCATAAGTTATTGAATCAGGTTTTCTTAAAAATATAACATTTTGAACAGAAAAAAATTCTAATTTTATATTATTAGTATCTTTATCAATACATTTAGGTAAATGAGTTTTCCAATCTTCAATATTCCTTAACCAAAATATTTCCGTATCAAGAATTTTTTTAAAATTATCAATAAATTGATAAATAAGAGTTTCCCAATTATCATTCATATTATTTTAATATTTCATTCATATCAGGTAAAGAATTTTCAAATACTTCAATAGCTGAATCTTTCATATTAACATTGAATTTTTTAAGTTTTGAAAAATCTACATCACCTTCAAGAATGCGTTCTTCATTCTTTAACCAATGAATATCAAAAGCATCCAAATATTTTTCAGGAATATTACTTCTACTTAAAACAATCATTCTTAAATTATGTTTCAAATGTTTACCAATCAAATCTATTTTAATATCTTTTTGTTTTGTTATTGATTGTAATGCTAATAATAGATTGATTAAGGCTTCTTTGTCAGATAATATTTTTTGACAATTTTCTTCAGTTAAATAATAACCATGAACTTTTAAAGCTTTTTCCAAATGAGCTTCAGTAATTTTAAAATCTTTAGTACCTGTTGTTGATTTCCAACTCATTAATGAGAAAATATTATCTTTTTTATCTCCACAAATAGATTTTTCTAAAGCTACTAAAAATGGAGTTGCAATATTAATTCCTTTATGAAGAGTTCTTTCAATTTTAAAATTATCATTAGTATTTCCAATTGCAATAGAAAATAATTTTTTATAATCAAGATTATCAGTATTATTGGATAAAAATGGATTAGCATTTTTATTTTCAAATATTTGACCATATTTTTTTAAAGATATTACAAATTCTCCATTTGGAACATCTTTACTACGAATATTCCTAAATAACATACAATTATCTTTAACTACTTGGTTTAAATCTCCATCAGTACAAAATACTAATAATTCAACATTTTTATTACCAGCAAGTTTGTTACTTAATAACATAATTTCATCATCACCTTCCAAACCTTCAATATCAAAGACAACAAGTTTATCTTTTATACTTTGAACAAAATTATTATATAAAAAATAAAAATTATCATAATTTATTGTTGATTTTTCTTTAACTTCTTTACGTTGTTCTTTATATTCAATTAATTTATCAGATTCTTCTGCAATATAATATGGACGATGGGCAGGAATTTCTTTTCTCCAAGATTTATTATCAGTACAGAAAATAACATTATCAATTAAATGTTTTGAATCATTATTAAATGTTGTATATAAATTAATTAATGAAGCATTTAATGCTGAAGTAAAATTGTTTTTTTCAATATTTGATTCAAGATTATTAACTGAGTCTTTCATATTTAATTGCCCCAAAACTCTCATAGCAAAATAATTGCCATCAATAACTAAAATTCTTTTCATATTATTTAAAATTATTTTTAATATTCAAAAATATTATAATTAATAAATTCGTAGATATTTTCTAAAACTCCATTAGTACCTAAACAATAAACATTTGGATTATTTTGTGTTATATTAATCCAATTTTGTATTTCTTGAACATAATTAATATCATTATCATTAAAAATTAATAAAAATTTATTATTTGGATAATTTTTTATCATTTCTAATAATTCTCCATTTTCAAATAAATTTGATTCTGTGAAATGCCCAAGATGTCTATGTTCATTTGGTCGACGTCTTAAATAAATACCAATATAACCAGCTTTTAAAAATATTTCAGATTCAATTTTACTTCGAACATCACAAATAATTTTATGTTTTGTTTTAGAATTTTTAAACATATCAAAATCAACTGCATTTCCATCAATTAATTGATGTATTCTATTAATTGTTCCAGATAATGAATTTGTTTCATCACCTAAATAATTACCAGTAGTATGATGCAATTCTCTTAATTCAGGATTATTACGTTTTTCTTCATCAAGTTTATCAAAAGGTATATTTCTTTTTTCACAAATAATATGTTTTATTGTACCAGCAATACGTAATTTAATAAAATCATGTTCATCACGTAAATAATTTGAAATGGAATCTTTGCCAGAACCTGATAAACCACAAACAAATATATTATATTTTTTATTTTTTGTCATGTTAACTTAAATTTATTTGATTTTTAGAAAAATTTATTATATCATCGAAAACATCTTGAATAACAATTTCAGTGTTTTTTGTATTATCATCATCTTTTTTAATAAGTGTTAAAAGTCTTTCAACATCCATTAAATAATTTTCTTCTTGAACAACTAATCTCCATTCATTATTTGTAATATCATCTCTTTCAGGATTTATATAAATTAAATAAAATCCATGATTAATTGCAGTATTTTCATTGATAGGATTATGTTCACTAACTTTTTGAATTAATAATGAAGGTCTTTCAAGAATTACTATCGAATTTTTAAATTGTTTTACAATTTCAAGATTATTATATGCAACTTTTGGATGCCAAAGCACAATATCTAATGAATGATTTATATCAACCAAAGTATTTTCAAATATATGTTTTGGATTATAAATAATATGATAATTAATATTATTATATTTGATTTTTTCTTTGATAAATTTTATGATATTTTTTTGTTGTTCAGAATCTTCTTTTGACAACATTATAAAAATCATATTTTATGTTATTTGATAAGTATTAAAAGAATTTGAATTTATAAATTTTAATTGATTTTCAGATAATAAATTAGAATCAATTGGGCATAATTCATTTAATTCCAAATATTTTTTATAAATTATTTCATTAATTTTAGGTAATTCATCCAAAGTTGTTTCACATTCAATTGATTTATGATTATCAATATCATTTATTATAATTCTTATTTTAACTGATAATACTTGAGTTTTACATAATACATTAATTTTATTAACTTTATTTAATTCTTGTAATTGTTTTGCTATCATTACATCAATACCATTAAGATTTATTGATTCCATGATATTATTTAAATTTTCTATTGTTGATTCAGCAGAAATTGAATTATTTTTATCATCACTTAAAATTATTTGTATTTTTCTCATAATTAAATTTTGATTAAAGTATTAAAAATATAATGTAAATGATTTTTTTCATCAAAATGAGTTTCTGATTCAATTGTTTTCCATTCAGTTTTATTTAATTTAGGAAAATATGTATCACCATCAATTTTTTTATCAATATAAGTTAAATATATTTTAGATGTAAACTGTAAAAATTCTTCATAAATTTGTTCTCCACCAATTATAAAAATTTCTTCATTTTCATGATTATTACAATAATCAAGAATTTCTTGAACTGAATCACTTTTAATTGCTTCAGCACCTTCAACAAAATCAGGATTTTTTGTTAAAACAATATTTTTTCTATTAGGTAATGGTTTTATTGGTAAACTTTCCCAAGTTTTTCTACCCATTATAATTGTATGGTCAGTTGTAAGTTTTTTGAATCTTTTTAAATCATCGCTAATATACCATGGAATTTTTCCATTTTTACCAATAACATTATTTTCTGAAAATGCTACTATAATTGAAATGTTATTAATCATATTTTTTTATTTGTTGACCTAACAGGATTCGAACCTGGACAAACAGCTCCAAAAGCTGTCGTGCTACCGTTACACCATAGGTCAATTGATTATCGGAATATACTTCTTAATTCAACAATACAAGCTAATAAAGTTCCAAATTTACCAATAGATGATACAAAATTTGTTGAATATTTATCAACAATTATCGCAGCTTCTAAAGTTTTATTATACAATTCTTTTGAATTTAAATATTCAAAAAATGGTTCACCTAATGATAAAAGAGATTCTCGTTCCTTACCTTTAAATTTTGTCATTTCTTCATAAAATTCTTTACCATTTAATGATAAATTTTCTATAATAGAATATAATTCGATATTTTGTTTGCCTGAATCAACTAATTTTTTTATATTTTCAAAAGTAACATCTTCATTTGAATCTTTAATTTCTTGTAAATGAACTAATACATGACGAAAATCAGGAAAATTTACTCTAAATAAAGTATTCATTCCTTTTTTATCAAAGTTTATATTTTCTGATTTACAAACATTTAAACAAAATTGTATGAAATTTTTCTTTTGTTCTTCTAATTCAGTTCCAATAAAATCATAATCAAGATTTGTGCATCTTGACCTAATTGCTTCGTTTACTTTTTCAATTTCATTTGTAATAAAAATATAATTAACATTCATACATTTATCCAAAACTATTTTGAAAGCGTCTTGTAATTTATCTTGAATATTTTCACATTCATCTATAATAACTGTTTTTGATTTATTTAAAACAGAAAATCCAGAAGAAAATGGAACAACAGTATTTCTAAATGTATCAATTTTAAAATCATTTGAACCTGATAAATATTTAACATCATGACCAACAGTCATTAATCTTGAAGTTGTTGTTTTGCCAGTTCCAGGACTTGAATATAATAATATTCTAAAACCAGTTTTAGTCATTGTTTTTAATAAAACTGTTTTAATTCTGACAGGTAAAATTAATTCATCAAAATTTTTAGGAAAATATTTTTCTAAAAGTAATATGTTTTCATCCATATAATTATATCATTTATTATTATATCCATTTTATTTAAAATAATTTAGATGATTTATTATTCAAATTAATCTGTAGTAACATTAAGAGTATTCATCATTAATTTGCATTTATTTTCAAATTGTTTTAAAAATAAATTTTGATTTTTATCAAAAATCGTTGCAATATCAGTATCAAGTGTTTGCATTATTTGATTTTTTATTTCATTAATATCAAATTCTTGAGTATTTGGATGTTCAGTGAAAAAATCAACAATTTTTTGATTTATTATACTATTAATTTTTTCAACATCAAAATCTTTTATCTGAATTTCTTGTTCTCCTTCCATTTCAATCATCCATTCTTTGGCTCTAATTGTTCTTGCATATAATTTAATTGTTATAGGAATTAAACATGAAACTAATAAACCAAAAATAAAATCAAATATTTTTATATCAGCAACATCAATTATTAAATGTCGAGAATAATAATAAATATTAATTACTATTTCTACAAACATAAATAAATTTACAGCAACATTAATTCTACGAGATTCTTTTGTTTTTTCATTATCGGCAATAGCAACAAAAAATAATAATGAAGAACTTATAAATGCTGAAACAATTATTGCTTGAACAACTTTCCAATTTCCAGATAATGAAGATACGCTTTCAGTTAAAAAATATGTATGTGCAAGTTGTGCTAAGGTTCCTAAAATACAATATATAAATGCAAATTCTCTTGAAGCAAATATCGTTACACTAAAACGAATAATTTTTTTAAATCTACTGATAATTTTCCTCATAAAATTTTTTGATTAAAAAAATAGGGGATTGCTCCCCTATTTTCGGAATTATATTAAAGTGTTTAATGGAAGTTTATTTTTTGTGTTTTGAATGTGTTTTATGTTCTTCAGGAATTAATGGAATTGTTGGTACTTCAGCATTTTCTTCTTTAGATTCTTCTTTATTATCGATATTTTCAAATTCCTTAAACCATTCATAAAAAGCATGAATAATTGAAAAATCAATAAAAGTTTTATCAAGTTTATCAGATTCTTCAAAAACTTTTTCAATTTCAGTATTTTCTTTTAAAAATCTGTATAATGCAACATAATTCATTGCATCTGAACCTTTTAAATCACAACTTTCAATTAAACCAACAATTTGTTGTAATTGTTTATAAGTTTTAATTTGATTTTCAACCATTTGAGAAACCAAATATTGCTTTTGATTATCATCAACAAGAATTAAACCGGATATTGTTAAATTTATATATCCAACAACTTTAGTTAAAATTTCTGATGGAATTTCTTTACATGTTAATTCAACAATTCCTTCATAAATATCTTTAGATGTATTGTAATTATTTTCTAAAGATTTCATTAAATCAATATATTTAACATTTGGATATAATTTACTAAATGTTACATTTTTTCTATCTTTGAATAATTTTCTTAAATATGTAAAAATGTGTTGCGAATAATCATCTCCATCATCAACTAATTTATCAATAGCTAATAAAATATCATCTATTGTTAATTCATTTTTCTTTGATAAATCCTTAAGGATTTCAGAAACAAATAAATCTGGATGATTATCCATTAAATCATTTATATCAACAGTTTCATCTTGAACATAATCAGATTTTTTGTTTTCAGCTTCTTCAGTTTCTTTTTTCTTAAGATTATCAGTAACTAAATTAATATCTTCCCAATTTAATAATGTAGATTCAATTAAAATTGTTTCAATAATTGAAGTTAAACCATAATTTTTTAATATTTTTGCATTTGATTCAACAATAGATAAAATACTATCTAAATAAATTACAGCAAATTTTTGTTCATCAAAATATTTTTTAGATTTTTCCATTATCGCTGCGTATAATGGATTACCATAAATTTTTATTAACTTTTTAATTAAATTTCCAGGAATTTTACATTGTTTTTGTAATAAGGAATTGATTTTTAAATAATCATGATAAGTAAGTTTTTGATTACTTTTAATTTCTTCTACCCCCATAGCCATTGAAACAGGATATATAGAATTATTCAAAATATTTAAAATATCAGCTCTTAATAAATTTACATTTAATGTAATATTATCAGGATTAACTCGTTTATTGATAAGTTCTTTTAATGAATCTTTTGCTTCAAGAATATGTTTTTCTTGAATTATGCTCATACAAGATGAAAATAATTTTATTTCATCATCACTTAAATTTATTTCATCAAAACGTTTTTTAACATTATTACAAATGTTAATATCCAAATATTTTGATGATGTAAAATCAATACCAACAAGATATGCTAAACCACCTAATAATACAAATGGCTCAGTATTTATATTATTATCATTTTGAATTGTAACTAATGCTTGTGTTAAGATACCTTGTAAAGTATGTTTTTCTTTTAATTTAGTGATATTGTTTTTTATTCCAGAATGGAAAAAATTTTGTTGGTCAGAATACATTTTTTCTAACTGTTCCTGACTTAATTGTGATTGATTGTTTTTATTATTCATTATTATATAAATTATTATTATTGATTATATCCATTTATAAATGAAAATATTGATTGAAAAATGTTCCGAATTTTAATATTAAAATAAATATAGATAATAAAATTAATATCCAATAAATTAATATTTTTAAGCTTCGAATTAAATAAAAATATCTACAGAACTGAATATAAACAGTATATAATTTGTTATTATAATAATTACCATTTTTTGATGTTATTAGTTCTTTGGTTAAAACTTGTAAAGTTATATAATTTTCAATATCAATTAAACAATTTTTATCAATTAACATTGTTAATTTTTTTACAAATTCTTCTTTTATTAATACTCGAGCTTCATCAATTTTCATTGAATCATAATATTCGTTTGTATCAATTAAATCTTTTTTAACAAATCTACCATATTTGATTCCAAATTCATTATTATCAATAAAATTAAAAATTTCATCATTTGTTATAATTTCAGGAATTATTATTTTTTCCCAAAAATATTTATAAACAATATATTCTAAAATAAAAAATATTGGAATAAATAATTTATAAATTATTCTTTTAAATTTAGTTGATTCAGTATTTTCTAAGAAACCAAATAATTTTGTCATTAAATTAAAAAACATATTTAAAATTTTTATTATGGATTATTATTGTTAAATGTAATACCAATATCTTCAGGTTTTATCAATAAATCATATTTTACAGATTCAAATCCAGATTCTGATAATAATTTAATACTTTCAATTCTTGGAACTAATAATTGAAGTTGTAATTCAAATGATGTTTTAATACTAACTCCTCTTGTACCAGAACCAACATCCATTGTTGGTTTTTCAATACTTGGAACTGTTATAACATACGCGGCTTCAAAAGTATTACCAAGAAATTCATAAGTATAAATATTTGGTTTAGCAATAATTGTTGACATTATTTCAAAATTTTCAAAAGCTTTTATTAAATTTGGAGAAACAAAATCAGTTGTTAATGGAAGTGTTATTGCAAGTCTTCGAGCTGTACATGTATAAGGTAGTTCTTCAAAATAATAAATTATTTTATTATATGGATTTGTATTTTGGTCACTTTGATATTGAATATCATCAAGAGTTATTATAAATCTTGGAACTTTTTGATATATTTCTTTATTTGTATTTTCTGTAAATTTTTTATCCAAAATATATGAAAAATCACCTGTTTGCAATATGAAAACAGGTAATTCTTCATTAACTTCCCTAAGTTTTAATTCAATATTTCCAACAAATCCTAATAATCCTGTTTGAATTTGTTCAAAACTATATTTTACAGATGAATTAATCATTTTTATTTTTTATTAAATCAAATAAAGTAAATACATTTTTATTTGTTGTTGGATTTTTATTTTCTTCTTTTAAATAAATTGTTTTCCCACAAAGTTTCTTAGCATTATTTTTTATTAATGTTTGAAGTTTTTCATGTAAAACTAAATAAGTTTTATTATAATTTAAATCAAAATAATCACAAAATCCAATAAAAATTATTCCAACTTTTTTATTTTTATGTTTTGTATTGCAAAATTGTATAAATTTTACAAGATTATTATTAATCAACATACTATTATTTTGAAGAATATTTGTCTCAATCATTAAAAATTCTTTATCGAAGCATTCTGACATAGCAGTTTCAACAAGTTGAGATTCGTTTTTAACATCAAATAATGATTCATCATTTATTGTTAACTGTGAATATACATTTTGTAAAAAATTTTGTGATAACGGAGAATTTTCTTCAGTATTATTTTCAGGCATTTGTAGTTTTTATAAAAGTTTGTTTAGTTATTGTTTTGATTTTCGAATCATTTCAATTAAACCATCTTGAACAAATTGTTTGTAATTTGATTTATCAAAACTTGATACATTTTGAACAAAATATTCATATCCTTCAGTATAATCTTCAACAGCTCTTGAAATATTAATTTGTTCTTCAATAATATTATTTAAATTTATTGAAGTTAATACTTTTGTGTTTATAAATAATGGAATTAACCAATAAAATTCCATTGGATGAGTTGGTTCAATTTTTGTAACTCTTGAAAATTTCATTGAAGAAGCTTTATACATAATAGTATAATTACTTGAATTAACAAGAATTTCATAAAATATTTTAGCTAATTTTTTATATATTGGAGTATCAATAAGATTTTTTTGATTAGCTAAAATTGCAAATTTAACAGATTCTGCATTATAAACATTTTTAATTATATCAGCAGGATATTTTTTGGTTGCTAAAGTTGTTGCACATTGTAATAAGTAATTACAAACTTTACTTGGAGAAACATTTGAAATTAATGAAGTATTATTTTCCAAAAATTCATCTAATGAAAAATCTTTTTCAATTTCTTTTGAAACTGCAGGAAGGTCAAAAACCTTTTCAAAAATTGATTTTTTAAAATTTTGAGTATCCATATTTCGATATTTTTTTAATATTATTTAATAAATTTATATATTCACAATTAATTTAAAAATTTTTTTCAAGTTAATAAATCAAATTTTAACAATTGATATTTTTGTTGGGAAATTTTGTTCAGTATAAATCCTATTTCTTTCAACAGCATGGTTTTTAAATGCACAACCTTTTAAATTATCTTGAAAATCAAAAATCATACATAAAGTTTTATTTAAAAATTTTCGCATTCCTCTTCCTAAACTTTGTCTTATTCTTATTTCAGATTTTCCTCCATCAGGGAAAAACATTAATTTAATATTATTAATTGAAACTCCTGTACTCATTGTACCATAAGTACCAATAATTACATAATTTTCAGTTTCTTTCATGTTTTCAATAATATCATCTCTATCAAGTGTTTTGCCATGAATTATTCCAAATTCTCTATTTTGACAAAAATTTGTTAAATAATCATATAATATTCCGCAATATTCTACTGTATCAACAAGAATTAAAGCATTTCCAGGAATACCATTTAAAAGTTTACCTAATATTTTTGTTCGAGTTTCTAACCTATGAAAAAATTCTTTTTCAAGTTGATATTTTTCTTTTCCAATAATTCCATTTTCTTTTAAATTTACAGAATAATCTTTAAGTTCTTCATATTCAATTTTTATTTTATGTATTACAATTGGAGTTGCAACTCCATCTTCTATTAATTCCCATGCTTGTTTAACATATATTAATGGACCAAACATAGAAACTATATGAAGATAATCAAGAGTTTTATATTTTGGATAAGTTCCAGTCATTGCAAAGAAATATTCAGCATCTAATGTTTTATTATAAATTTCATTTTTTATTGAATATGCTTTTGCTCCTTGAGCTTCATCACAAATAACTACATGAAAATCATTAAAATATTCTTTGTCATAATTACTTAATGATTGATAAGTTCCACAAACAATATCAGAATCTAAATAAGCTGTTGCTCCTGAAAATATTGTTTCAACAATTAATTTTTTATCAATAAATTTTTCATATTCTTTAAAATTTTTTTGTAATTGTTTACACAATAATTTTGAAGGAACTATAACTAATATTTTTTTATTTTTTGGAATTATTTTTTCATGTAAATATTTACAATATAAATAAGTTATAAAAGTTTTTCCTCCAGCAGTTCCAACTTCAATTCTTGCAATTTTATTTTGAATAGATAAAAAAGCACAATCTTGTTGAAATTTATATTCATCAGCATCTATAATTATTTCTTCAGGAAATTTATATTGATTAATAAATTCATCAAAGTCATCACGAGAAAATTCATTATTATATAATAATTCTTCATTTTCAAGATGAATTGGAAAAGTTGCTATTTTTTCTAATTGAGTTTTAACATCTTGCCAAAATTGTACTGGAAAAAATATATCATTAAATAAATAACTATAAGAAATATTTTTATTGAAACCTTGTACAAATGGTTTATATTCAGTTCTTGAACAAACATTTCTTACAATTTCTTGTAATTCAATATCTTCTTTTGTAATTATATCAGATATAGCAACAAAAATTTTATTATTTTTACCGTTAACAACTTGAAATCTCATAATTTTAATATTAAAAAAAAAGGTGAACTTGAAATTTTATTTACCAAGTTCACCCTTTAATTTTACTGCATATATTGAAATTATTCAGCTAAAATATCATCAACTTCTGATGATTCTTCAGTTTTTGATTCAACATTTTTTGATTTTTCTTCTTTTTTAGTTGTTTTCTTATCAATAGGTTTTTGTTCTTCTGTTTTATTTGCATTCATAACAGAACCAGCTAATTCATCCGGTACTGATTCAGCATAAATATCAGTTGTTTTTTCATCTTTTTTAGATGAATTTTCAGAAGTATCTTTTTTACCATATTGAGCAATTTCAGCTAAAGTTTTCTCCCTTATAACGGGAATAATTTCATCAACTTTTGCATTTACTGATTTGATGTAATCATTAACTTCTTTAGTATTACGTTTATCATCAACTTCTTTATATGAAAAATAAGTATAAATATCGTAATCTTCATGTGTTACTTGTTCAACAAATTTATTAAATGCTTCTAATGAAGATTCAACTATTGCACCATTTTCGATGTCTTTTTTGCTAAAATTATGAATTTTTTCATCATCCATTATTACCATAGCACCTCTTTTTTTCGGTGCCCAGTCAGAAGCTGAAAAATCACGTCCTTTTACACCATCATAATTTGCTTCGGTGCAAACTATTGACATTACAGAAGATTCAAAAATATCAAAAATATCTTCTTTTTCAAATCCTTGTTGAATTTGTTCTTTTGTTGGATTTAATTTTTTATTTATTAAATTTGCAACAGAAGCATTTGGTCCATAAGTTGAAAATGTAAACATTCTAACCATACCAATTTCTTCTTTTTCAGGAGATTGTATGATTTGAATTTTTGCACATGCTTGATTTGTTCTTGAAAGATATTTATCAATTTTTTTCTCAGCAACAGCATCACCATCTTTTTTCAAAGCATGCAATTCAAAAAATAATTCTAAAGCTTTACAAGTTTTAGCATTACCTGAAGAAACATAATGGAAAGTTTTGCCTTTGCGTTCAGGGTCTGGAAGATTTTTGTATAACGAACGATGTGTTAACGGGTCTCCTCCAGGATTAGGAAGAAATTTAATTAAATACGATGAACCAATTTTAGGTTCAAAGTAGTGTTTGGAGAAATCAATTCCTGATGATTGTTGTACGTCTTCAGCTTTTACAGCTATTACGGTTTCATCAGTTACAGTACTTTGTAAAAAAGCATTTTTTAAAGCATCATTAGCACTCATAAAATTTTTTTTTAAATGTTATTAAATTTTTTTATTAAAATATTTATATCTATAAATTTTATTTTTTATTGATTGATTTATTTTTCCAAAATAAAAAAGTATATACAATTTTATTATATATACTTTTTATTATTATTTATTGAGTAGTTTATATTATTTTATGTTTCAGATACCATATTAATATCGAAAAATAATTTAATTGCATTAAATGAACTATCACAAATATTAAAATCACCTTTTAATATTGGTAAATATTTATCATGTAATATTATAGATGAAGTTGGTTCGTATTTTAAACTATTTATTTTATTTTGTTCATCAATTTCATTAAATACAGAATATTCAAATTTAATATTATTGTTGGTCATAAAAGTTTCGAATATTGTATCAATATTAATTAAATGATTTTTATTATATAAAAATATTGAAAATGCTGAATATAAAATTTGTTGAATATCTTCTAAATATAAATTACAATTAATTGAACTATCAAATTTTAATTGAAAAGCATATTTACAAACTAATGAATCATATATATTATGACTTGACATTGAAAATTCAAATTCTTCAATTTGTGCATTTAAATTATCTTTTTCAATACTTGTTAAAAAATATAATTGATTATCAACAATTTTTTGATATTGAAAAACTAAATCTTTTATACTTCCATTTAAATTTAATGATTGTTTTTTTGATAAATAAATATTATTAATTGATTTTTTTGTATTATCAATTAAAATATTTTGTAATAAAATTGTAGAATATTTACTTAAAAAATTACGATAACTTTGATTATCAAATAATAATAAACTTCCATGATTATATCCAATCGCAGCTCTTAAAGTATTTTCATCTGTTCCATTACTACCTAAATCAAATCCGGAAATACTATAAATAGAAATTTCTGTATCATCTGGAACAATTTGTGAACCTAAATTATCTATAATTGATTCAGTATCAAATTCAACTTTACCATCAATATTACCAATTTCTCCAGAAGTTAATTGATAATTTATATTAATTGTATCATTATATGTTAAACCCTTAATATAAACAATTATTGGAAATTGTGAATTACTTGAAAATTTAACTAAAAATTGTTTATTATCATTAACATTTTCATTATCAAAAAAACTTTTAACTTCTTGATATTGTATTCCATTTGAATCTATAACTATTGAATTTTCAGCAATATTTTCATCTTGTAAATATACTCTTTCAATTGTAACTCCTGTAGCAGTACTTTGAATTGTTTTTAATTCACCTTCAATAACAGGAATATATAAAGTATTATTATCAATTTTTAATGTTTTACTACCAACATATAAATATGTTAAATTTGTTAATTTATTTGTAAATATACTATATGGTGTTAAAAATAATGGAAAGCCACATCTATTAAAAAGCTTTGGATTTGCTTTTAATAATAATAATCCTTTTGAAGGAACTTTTAATTTTGGTTCAAATCCATTACCCGCAGCTAAACTTCTTAAGCTTGATAAATTTTGAGCAGTAAGCATATTTCTTTCACGTTTAAAAATATCTAATCGATATTCTAAATTTGTAAACATTGCTTCTATTCCATTAAACATTTGCCAGAAAATATTCGTTGCTTTACGCGGAATACGTTCATTAATATATTTTTGTAATATTGTTGTAATTCTTTCCATTTGCTTAAATATTTAAGACCCCAATAAAAATTTCTGTAAAAATTCTTGAATTTCATTTTTTTCATTCTGAGCAAGAACTTTCACAACAATGTAAACTAAATCCTTATACCCAGCTTTAATTGTTTCAACAGAAACATCAAAATTATAATCACTTGAATGTTGACAATTTCTATTTATATAAGTAGTAATTTCATTTTTAATTTGTGTTATAGTTACATATTTATTAAAAACATATCTACTTATATTAATAGCATCAACAATTCCCCAAATCTCATTTGGAGCTATTTTAATAGCTAATTCAATTTCTTGAAAAAATAATTCTAATGGATTTGTTAATATATTTTCATGTATTGTTTCTCCATGAAGAAATAAATCCAAATATACATAATTATTAACTTGTGGCATTTTCTCTCATTTTAATTTCCAAAAATGAATTTAATTTACCTAAAGTATCAGCAAAATTATTATAAAAACTTTGGTCTTGTTGTTGATAAACAAGTAATTGTGAAGCACTATTATTACAAGTTTTTATATTGAATTTAAATTGATACCCAATAGTTTGTACAATATTTGTTAATTGTGTAAATATTGGTAAACTCCAATAAGTTAAATTATTCGTAAAAGGATATATAAAATTAATTCCATGTAATTTATTTATTCCTGTTTCATCAGTATAAAATAACAATAATGTATTAAAATTGAAATTTCCTTGTGTTATTGTATCAAATGTACAATTTGGAAAATCTATAACACTTTTAAAATTTGTAAAATCAAATTGATTATTTCCATTATCATATAAACAAGTATCAGTATCATTTCCTTGAACTATATTTGCAATATTTGATAAATTTTTAAAAGCTGGAGTTAATTGGTCACATTTATTTGGTATTTGACACACAATTTCTCCCCAACCATTATTATTATCAGATTTTATAAAATTACTAACAGAAATTGTATTTATAAATGTTACACATGCTTGATATTGGGCTTGTGTTAATCCCATTAAATTTAACATTTTCCAAAAAGCAATTTCAACAATTTCTTCAATAATAGTATTTCCACTACCAATTATTTGGCGACAAATATTTTCCATATAATATTGAATAGTTTTTGGCAATAAAATATTAGGATTTGAACCTGTAACACCAATAGTAGATAAATCAATGAAAAAATTTGGACTTTGCCATTGAGGTAAATTTAAAGCAACCATTTTTGTAAAATAATATGGTTTACTACTATTGACAGCTTTATCAAAATCTAATAAAGCTTTACTAAAAGTAATATATGTACTTTGATTTGTTCTTAACTGACTTAAAATTGGAAGGTCCATATAAAAAATTTTTTGATTTCAATTATTATTAATTTATGATTTAAGAAAAATTTAAATCATTGATATACTATATATAAATATTAAGTAAATTAAAATATTATACAATTTAATTCCAAAATATATGTCAGAATTAAAATTAGAAAAAGATTTAACTTATATTACTCCAGAAATTCGTGCATTAGTAACTCCATATACAGACCCATTATCATTAAATTTTAAATTAATGATAAATTATGATAGACCATCTGGATTATTTGCTGATGAATCAGTTACAGATTCTGCATTAGCATATTTAAACCGTATTGGTGAAGTTGAAAGATATACAATGTTGAAAAAATGGATTGAAATTGTTAAAGATTTTATAAAAAATTATGATTTTTTGATAATGACTTGTGATGGAATAGAAACTATTACAAATGTTAAACCAAGTGATTTTTTTACAGATGAAGATAAATTAACATTTTCAATAAGGGAAACTATTGATATGAGATTTCAATCAATTTTAACTATTTATAGACAAATTTGGTTTGATGATGTTAGAAAAGTTGAAGTTATTCCAATGAATTTACGAAGATTTGATGTATTTGTTTTAGTTTACGCAAGTGGGTATTATAATATGATTTATTATGATGCTATTACTGAAAGTATTAATAGTACTGCTGACCCTGATGGACAAATTTTGCCAACATTAAATAAATTAGCTGATGGATTTTTTAATCCAAATTCAGCTACCCCATATAAATTTAATCATCATTTAATATCTTTAAAAAGTTGTTGGATAAATAATGAAGAATCAGGTAAAACATTTTTTGAAAGTTTAACAAATGAACAAGCAGCTCCACAAGTTAAAAATACTTTAGTTTTAAATTATAGATTTGCTTTTTATTCAGGAGTTTTTAATAATATAATTGGAAATTTTGATTTTGTTAAATTATTGGCAGTTTCAGCAGCTCAAGATAAATTATCAAATAGTGCTAAAGCTTCTTGGTTACAACAAATGAAAGATGCTTTTAAAAATCAAGGAAGTAATGTTTTAAATGGTTTAAAAGATAAAATAAAGCAAGCACCAAAAAAGTTTATAAGTACAAGTACTCCAATTGGTAATGCTTTACATGATTTTACAGACCCTACATCACTCGCAACAATGTCAAGAAATACTGTTGATTTAGGAATAAATGCTGGTGAAGATTATATAAATAATAATGTAACAAAATTAGATAATTTAATAATGCAAAATTTTTCCGATGATTTTGTAAATGCTTATAAAAATGCTCTCGGACCTGAAATAAAAAATAAACCAACATTATTTACTGACCAAACAACTCCAATAGATTCAATTACAACAGATAATGTAAATAAATCTTCACAGAATAAAAGTATGGAAAAAAACATTAAATATGAAGTAGTAAATATTTATAAACGTTCAAATTTTTAATTTAATATATGTTAGGAGAAATTAAAATAGTATTTGGGAAAATTGTAGATATTAATGATGACCAAAAAATTTGTCGTTGCCGAGTATCAATAGATAATTATAGTGATAAATTAGCAATTACTGATTTACCTTGGTATTTTCCTTGGTATGGTTTATCATATTTACCAGTATTAAATGATGTTGTTCCAGTTATTATTTTTGATGAAAATTTTTCTACATGTTTTTATGGTAAAAAAATAGATTTGGTTGATAATTCATTAGGAGATGATTATACAAATTATTTAGAAATATTTAAAAGACAAATTAATGATAAAAATGTTCAATTAACATATAAATCAAGTAAAGGTATTGAATTTATTAATGATAAAACAAAAATTCAAATAGAGATTGATAAATTATCATTATTTTCAGATGTAAATTCTGTTGTTATAACAAAAGATCGAATTGATATTGGTAATGAAAATCAAGAAGCAACAATTCTTGGAGATAAAGGTGTTAAAGGGTTACATGATATAATAAAACATCAAGCAAATACAATAACAGAAATATATAATATGATGAATGCTATATCAGGTGCTTGTACAACTCCATTTACAATACCAATAAAAATTGCTTTAACTCCATTAATAATATCTGGACAATTAAAATTAAATACTGAAAATACTAAAGTTGATTCATCAATGGATGAAATTCAAAGTAAAAAAGTTTTCATAGAATAAAAAAATACTTATGACATCGAATTTATTACCACTTATATTATATGATATTAATAATAATGTTTTTGAAAAAAATCATATTATTAAAAATAATTGTTTTTATTTTTATTCATATCAAAATTTTGATATTCAAATTGTTTCAGCTTTTGATGAATTCAATAATCAAATTGATTTTCAATCAAAAGATATGCCAATTTTATATAGTGTTAAAGAATTACAAAATCTTGGAACAAATTATTTACAAACATATAAAGCTTTTCAATTTATAAATAAATCGAATTTTGGATATACAATATATATTCCAAAAAATAAAACAACCATAAATTTAACAATAGTTTCAATAAATAATATAACATCAAATTATATTTTTACTTTGAAATTAGATAATATAATTGATGAAACAAATGAACATTATCTTGATTTATTAGTTAATAATGATTTACCAAATTATGAACAAATATTACCAGCATTAAATTCATCTTTTGATAAATCTGAAATGATAAAACGTTTATTATTGGATTTTAAAAATGTTGTTAAATATAAAGGAACAAAAACTTCGATTGAGAAATTTTTTGTTTTAATTGGTTTTAATAGAGATTCTCTTACAGTATTTGATGAATTTTTAAATGAAGAAAAGAATTTTTTAACAGTTAATCCTGATAAAACAAAAGATATTAAAACAGGAAATTATCATGTAATATATGATAATCAAACTATTAATGGACTTGATTCAAATAATTTTCCCAATTATAATTTTACATTTGAAGATTTAACAGAATTTTCAAACAATTTGGTTAATGTTATTGCTTTAGCAAATAGATATTTTACATTAAAAGAACAAAATATTGATTATTTTGCAATTAATTATTATAGCAATTCAGTTAATAATTTATCCATAACATCAACAATGTGTAAGTTATTTGAAATGGATATTTTTAATTTTAGAAAAAATTCTTCAATTGAATTATTTAATTATATTGATGAAAATACTCAAAATATTTTAGTTTCAAATTGTTTACAAAAAACTAATAAAATTTATAGAAGTGAAGTAAAATTTAATGTTTCAAAAGTTTTTGAATTACTTTATAATACACCATTAGCATATAATACTGAATTAACAGGAACTATTTTTGATGAACAAAATGAAGATTTATTTTTTGTTGATTCAGAAATATTTGAAGATATTTTAATATCAACAGTTAATTTAGAAATAATTAAAAAAGCTTTTGGAAATATTTTACATTTAAAATTAAAATCTCCAGGAAATTATGTGAGATTTAAATTAGTAAATGAAACAACATCTAAAATATTAAAATATCCAAAAACTTTATTAACAAATAATGAATTATATTTGCAAATAATTTCAGTAAATACAGGAAATTATAAATTAACTGTTGATTTTATAGATATTTATAATAATGTTGAAACATATTTTTATGAATATAATGTAGATATAAATATTAATCGAATAGATTTTGAATTATTTGATAGTGGAATACTTGCAGATAATTCAAATAATTTATCAAACGATATTAATTCTTCAAGCATAATAACAAATGATAATACAGGAAATCAAAATTATATTTTACCTGAAGTTTTAATTCCTTATGATTTATCTCAATATTATCAAGTTCCTTTTACAAATGATATTGTTAAATGGTTATCAAATAATTCAGTATATGATATTCCAGATATAAATAAAAATAATAAATGCGCAAATATAACTAATACTATTCCATTAAAATATATTAGTCAAAAATTATCAATAATTAGTTTTAAATATGATAGTAATTTAACATTAAAATTAAGAATATTTGATGCAACTACAGGAACATTTATTTTGATTGATGTTCATAATATTGGAAATTATTCAAAAATTATGGATAAATTGTTTGTAACTATTATGGATGTTTATGATTTAGATTCAAATGGAAATCCAGAAAATTATTTAACCCCATATTATTTAATAATGGGAACAGAAACAGGAATAGTTTTCAATCAAAATACTTATGATTTTGTTTTAGTTGATACATTAAATAATAATACTGTAACTTCAATATATGATACAAATATTTTAAATACAATTAATTTTGCTGAAAAAACAATCAATTTAACTTATGATTTACCATTATTTGGTAAAGTTTCTTCATTTGCTCCAAGTTTTGTAACTTATATTTCTTCAACAATTAAAACATTAACAGTTGAAGGTTATATTTATCCAGCAATTTCATCAATATATTCAAGATTAGTTAATTTTAATTCAAATGTTGATTCTACAGAAAATTGTATATATTCATTAAAAATTGGTGATATTATTTTAGCAAGAATAAATGAAAATTATGTAATTGATGAAAAAGATGTTAAATGGGAAATTCATGATGCTTTTACAAATGAATTAATATATTCAACAACTAATTATATTTTAAATTATAGAATTGAAGATAATAGTTGTTATCATATAATTTTAACTTTTAAGATAAAAGACCAATTAAATACAATAACAAAATATTCAGCATTTTCAAGTTATATTAATTCATTAAATATATGATAAAAACATTAATATTTGGATTAGATTTATCTTTTTCTTCAACAGGAATAACAATATCTTATTTGGAAGATAAGATTGGTAAAAAGATACAATTTTTTAAAGTTATATTTGATGATGAATCAAATAAGAAAAAACAATTTGTACCTAAACCAATTGAAAATTTAAATCAAATAACATATAAAATGCCAACAAATATTTTAGTTGATGATTTAATAATGGATAATGAAAATACAAATAATTTAGAACAAGTTACAACAACAATAAAAGCAATGATATGTTCTAAAAAAATTGGAATAATAATTCGAGATGCAATAAAAGAATTTCAACCAAATGAAATTATTTATTCTATTGAAAATTATATTATGCCACAATTTTCTGGTAAAAATCAATTAAAAACAGTTTCTGGTTTAATTATGTTACAAGGATTTGTTAGAGAAATTGTTATACGTTTTAGTATTGAAAGTAATATAAAATTAAAGATTTTTACACCAACACCATCAAATAATAAATTGTTTTTTACAAAAAATGGAAATGCTGATAAACCAACAATGATAAAATCTTTTATTGAAAATTATGAAGGTTTAAAATTATTACCTGAAATTTCTATTGAACAAACAAGTAAATTTAATGATGTTGTTGATAGTTTTTCATTAATGATGCATGGATATTCAGAATATATAAAAATGAAATAATGTCAAAAATATTAAAAATTTCAAATGTTGAAGGACAATATTTAATTAATTGTCCAGGATGTAAATCAATACATTCATTTTTTGCAAAACCTTTTGCAAATCCAATAAATGGAGCAAGTTGGGATTTTAATGATAATTTTGAATTTCCAACCTTATATCCATCTTTATTATTAAATTATGAGGATGGAAGTGGAAGATGTCATTCATATATAAAAGAAGGTAAAATTCAATTTTTAGATGATTGTACTCATGAATTAAAAAATCAAATAGTTGAATTATTAGATTTTGAAGATTAAAGTAAAAAATAATTTTTTACATTCAATCAATATATAAAATAATTTTTATAATAATATAATGGAAAAAATAATTTATGATAATGTGAGTTTACAATATATTGTAAATGCTATAAATACAGGAATTGTTGGTTTAGATGAAGATGAAAATTTTTATAATTTTATTATATATTCAAAATTAAAACCAGGAGTTTTAATAAAACTAATCGATTTTGATATAACAGATAAAATTATTTCAATACTTGAAACAGGGAAATTTGTTATTGCTGAAATTTTAAATATGAAAGAAGTAACAAATAATTATAGTATTGAACGTGATGTTAATGATTTTATAGTTTTTGTTATGGATTCAACTGAAAAAATATTAAAAAATATGTCATTAACCGAATATATTGTTTCATCAAAATTATTAAATAATGAAAATATTTTGGAACAACAAAATTGGATTTTATCGGAAATAATTAAATAAAAAATAATATGAATAGAAATAAATTTATACAGGTTTTATGTATTCTGGAAGGATTTAAATCAGTATTTAGAGAATATCATTGGATGTCAAAAATTGGATTTATCCATAGATTACTTGATGATATAATGGAAGATTTAATCGAATTTCAAGATAATTTAGGTGAAGAAGGTTTCACAATTTATGGTGATATAATTAAAGGTGAATTAAAAGGTATTATAACTGATACTGATTCATTAATTAATGCACTTGAAAACTTAAAACTTATTGTTATTAAATTTAAAAATCAAGTTGAATCTGATAATGGTTTAATAGCTTTATGTGATGATTATTTACATACCATTAATAAATCGATATATCTTGCAAAAATGAATTAATAATTTTTAATTTCAATTATTGCTATATATTACTAATATAAACTAAATAAAACTTAGGAGGAATTTATATGTGGGAAAAACGAAAACATCAATTTTTTGGATTTGTAATAATTTTATTAATTGTTGGGTTCCTTAATTATTATAGAAAAATAATGGTTGGGTTGAAACTTAGTCGTACAGGTAAAATAATGTATTTATCAACAATGATTATTTTTGTTACAGGAATAATGTATGTTTTGTATTTTACAAATATAAGTAATATCGAAGCATTTTTTATTGGTTTATTTGTTACAACATTATCTGAACAAATTGCAAAATTATTTTTAAATATTGGCGATAATTTTACCAAAATTTTCTCTAAAATTTTAAAGAAATTTTTTAATCTTGATGTTGATGAAGAATTATTACATGAAAATAAAAATATAAAAAATAAATATAAAACAATATATCGTAAACATAAAAATTAAATTTTATGATAGTAATTAAAAATGATACAACAAGTTGGGGACCAGAAGCTGATAATATTAATACAAATTTTGCATTAATTGAAAAATTAATGCCAAAAGTATTAGAATTTACTACTGATGTTCAAACAACAAGATTAAGTTTACCAGAAATAAATCGTTTTCAAGGTAAAATTATTTCATATTTAAATGGAACAACTTTTATTATTGAACAATATATTGCAAGTAGTTTAACTGATAATGATTTTATTAATGATGTAAATTGGCAAAAAGTTAATATTGTTGATTTATCAGCAAGTGTTAAAGAAATAATAAATTTAGATAGATTTGAACAACAATTTAATAATGCAAATAATGCAGTTGTTGTACATAATTTAAATCGTTACCCCTCAATACTTGCATTAGATAGTGCAGGTAATTCATTTATTGCTCAAGTTAATTATCCTGATAAAAATACTGTTATTGTTAGTTGGAATAATATAACAACAGGAAAAATAGTTTGCAATTAAAATAATAATAAACAAAAATATATAGTTAATATATCTCAAAATAATTAATAAATTTTTATAATATGTCAAAAGTAATTAAAACGAATCTGGATTTTCAGAAAAATTCAATTCTGAATGCAGTCATTCAAAACTTAGCATATGCCTCAGCACCTTCAACTCCAGTATCAGGACAAATATTTTATGATACAACCAATAATAATTTAGATTATTGGAATGGGACTGCTTGGGTTGCTTTAACAGCTGTTCCAAGTGTTAGTAATGTGAACACTTTAACAGCAGTTGGTATATATAAAGGAGTATCAGCAAATACTTTACAATTTTATAGTATTAGGTCTGGTGATAGTTATTCATCAACAGCTTTGGTTGGGAATGATATAACAATAACATTAAATCTTGGTAGTATTCCTCACGGAAACTTATCAGGTGTAGGTACAAATGCACATAGTGTAATTGATACCCACTTAGCTTCAACATCTAACCCTCATAGTACAACAGCATCACAAGTTGGTTTAGGAAATGTAACTAATGATGTACAAATAAAAGCTGCAGTAGGTACAAATGTTGGGGATTTAATTACATTTTCAGCAGCTTCAACACCTGCAAGAATCGCAGCAGTTGCATCTGGTTCATATTTAGCTTCAGCAGGTGTAAATACTCAACCAGTATGGGCAACTTTGAATGCAACAGCAGTTGGTTTGAGTAATGTTACAAATAACTTACAATTATATGCTTCTGCATTATCAACAGCAACTGACTTAGGTGGTGGTTCTGCAAGTAATTCAAATGTTCCTTCTCAATTAGCTGTTAAAACTTATGTTGATAATAAAATAACAGGTATTGTATGGAAACAATCTGTTAGAGCTGCGACAACTGCAAATATAACATTATCAGCTCCACAAACAATTGATGGTGTATCAGTAGTTGCTGGTGATAGAGTTTTGGTAAAAAATCAAACAACAGCATCACAAAATGGTATTTATATTGTTGCAGCTGGTGCTTGGGCATTAGCAACTGATGCTGATACAGATGTTGAAATTGTTAATGCAACAATGATGGTTCAATCAGGTACTACTCAAGCAGATACACAATGGACTTGTAGTACAATTTTACCAATTACTGTTGGAACAACATCATTAACATTTGTTCAAATGTCAGGAGCTGGCACAATGGCAAGTGGTAATGGTATTACAGTTACAGGAAATACAATTGCAATAAATACTTCTGTTACTGTTGATAAATCAACTGCTCAATCATTAACAAATAAAACTATTGATGCTTCGTTGAATACATTATCTAACATTACAACTGCAATGTTAGCTGCTGCTGCTTTTTCAACAAACACATCATTAGGTTCATCTGATACAGTTATTTCATCACAAAAAGCTATTAAAACTTATGTTGATAATGGTGATGCTTTAGCTGTTCATTATTATAAAGCAACAATAACAGCTGTATCAACTTTAACAGTAACCGCAGCAACACATCTTTGTGGAACAGCTCCACAAGTTCAAGTTTATGAAACAATTACAGGAACTTCATATTTAGTTGATACCGATATATCAATAAATTCATCGGGAGATGTAACATTTGCTTCTAATGTTGCAATTACAGGATATATGNTTATTCAAGGTAAATAATAATTTTTATTAAAATAATTTCTAAATAATCTCAATAAACTAATGAAAAATTTAGCGAGTCAATTATATACTGAATTATCAAGCCTGACGGATTCAATCCCCTCAGGCTTTAAAGCCTTATACGCAACAGTTACAGGTTTTTGGATTAAAAGAAGTGATAGTACCATAACTCGTTTGATAACTACAGATGATACAATTTTACCAAATTATAGAACAGCAATTTATAAAGATAAATCTTTTAAAACTGATTCCAAACAAATTGTATCAATGCCTGCAGGTACAATAATACAAGGAAGCCAAATTGTTACAGATTATTTATATACAACAACAAGAACAAGTCCTTGTGTTATAACAAAAAGTTTATTAGATGATTTAACTCAATATACTCAAATTACATTACCAAGTGATGGAAATCACAATGATTCAGAATGTATTGTATATTCAACAATAAAAAATAAATTATATCTTTGTTTTAGTAATAGTTTGGGAAATATTACAATTACTGAAATTGACCCAATAACATTTACATATAATGGAGCAAATGATGTAGTTGTAAATTTAAATAGTTCTGGATATAAATATAATTCTTATAATGGAATTGCTGTTTCATGTGATGGTCCAAATTTATATGTAATGTATTATGGAAGAAATTCCAGAATTTTAAAAATTAAACTTGCTGATTATAGTGTTCAAGGAACTTGTGATTTAACTTCTATTTGTGGAAAAGGTTTTGCTTATTCTTTAGAATATGATGGAAAATATTTATACGCAGCATCATCATCAGCTCCTCCAAGTTATAGTTATGTAAATTTACCTGGAACTGTACAAACAGCTGGAACAACAGCTTTAGTTGGTACAGGAACTAATTTTTTAACAGCTTTAAGTGTTGGAGATATTATTACAGTTCAAGGTGAAACAGCAAGAACTATCGCAACAATTACAGATAATACTCATTTAACTGTTAGTGTTGCTTTTTCAACTTCTGGTTCAGGGAAAACAATAAAATTAACTTATGGTTATGGTACTGTAACAACAAATGGTACAAATAGTATTGTTGGTATAGGTACAACATTTTTAACAACAGTAGCTGTTGGAGATGTTATTTGTATTAATAATGATTTAACAGTTTTTAGAACTGTTCAAACTATTATAGATAATACACATTTAAATGTTGATTCTCCATTTCCAACTTCTGGGAGTTATGTTTATCAAATTTCACAATATAATAAATCATTTATTGTGAAAGTTGACCCAGCAAATATGTCTATTATACTTAGTAATGTTACTTTTAATGTTTTGTCTGGTTGGACAAATGATATGATAATTGTTGGTGATTATATTTGGTTAGGACAACAAGCACAAAATACTTCTGCACCTTATATGATTGGTAATGGTGTTATTCAAAGAGTTAAAAAAACTGATTTAACAGCAATTGATACTATAGTTGTTCCAAATGTTAGTTCAACTGGGTGTTGTTATGCAATTGCTTATGATGGGCAATATATTTGGGTTGGATTTAATACAACTCCTGGATATATTGCAAAAATTGACCCAACAACATTTGATATTTATGTAAAAACATTAGATTCAGGAGAAGATTATCCAAATGAAATGTTATTTGATAAATCAGGAAGATTATTATTAACATATTTGCAAACTCCAAGTAAAATTGCAAGATATTATCAACCATCATTTTCAGAAATTTATTTATCAGCTAATACAAATGTTATTCCAACAACTTCAACATATAATAATTTACAAACTTTAAAGAATAATTCACAATTAATACCATATCAATGGTATATATTTCCATATCAAACAATTCATTGTATTCCATATACTTTGGAAACAATTAATATAGGAACTACTGAACATTTATTAATTCAAGCATCATCAGCAAATACATTTTTTAGACAAGTAAAATCAATAGAAAAACCAAAAGATTTTATTGAATATGATTTTGACCTAAATCTTTGTGAAGATTTTATAACTTCAAGACCTGGTTATATAATATCAAGAATAGATGATTTTAGAAATAAAGTTACTTTAGACCATAGAAATATAAAATTTCGAAGATTTAAAGCTGATTTATCCAGTGTTCCAGCTTATGATTCAGGAACAGCATATATTGCTGGACAAATGATGATTTATAATAATAATTTATATATTAATATATCAACTTTTTATTTTGGGGCAGGAATTTTGCCAACAGATACTTATGGTGATTGTTTATGGTGTAAATTATTTGGAGTTAATGATTATGTTTGTATTGATAATGGATTAACTCCATTAACCATAAGTTTATTTAATCCTGGAAATCCTTCATCACCTTTAAATATATATATTTATGGGCAAGGTAGCGGATTGTCTACATTGTCGTTTTTTGCTGGAATGATAATTACTAAAATTTGGCAATATTCAAATAATTCAATTTATGTAGGTACTCAAGGAAATGGAGTATATGTTTCAACAAATAATGGTTCAACATGGACACATTTAAGTAGTGGTTTAAGTGGGAATTCATTAAATGTAAAAGATTTTGCATTATGGAATGATGGTAATGGACATTTAGCAATTATAATTGCAACTGGTGGTGGTTTATATAAATGTACATATCCAAATAATGGAAGTACAAGTTGGACAAGTTATGGATTATCAACATACGATATAACTGGTATAATTAATATTTCATATCAAAATTATTATGCTTGTACAATTGGTGGAATTTATAGAACATCAAATGATGGTTCAACATGGACAAATATTGGTACTTCATTACCTGGAGTAACTATTTTAGCAATGTATGTTAAAGCATCTAATTTATATGTAGCTATTAATGGTTATGGAGTTTATTATACATCAAATAATGGAGCAATTTGGACGGGTTCAATAAATAATTCAATATTAAGTAGTATTGCTTTATATGGATTTTCTGGAGCAAGTGATTCAGCATCAATATTATTATCAACTTCATCAGGTTTATATGTAAGTTCAAATAATGGAGTATCTTGGGCAAGTTCAGGATTTAATATTTCTACATTATGTTCAGCAAATTTTTATAATTCAAAATATGATGCACAATCAAATGTTTATCAAGGAATTTTAATTGGTACTGATAATGATAATGGAATATATTTAACATATAATAATTGTGAATCTTATTCATTATTAATGAATATGGATATTGTTTTCGGTTCAGGACAAATAAATAAAATAAATTCCATGTTAAATGTTAATGGAGTTATATTTATTAGTACTGAAAATGGTTTGTATACTTATACAAATAATATAACAACATCAATGTATCATGATTATTTAATGTTACAAGATACAAGTGGTTCATTAACAAATGCTATTTATGATAATGAATTTGATTTTGTTAATCAAACATTATCTGAAATAAATTGTATTTTTATAGCAAATCCAGGAACATATATAAAAAATGCCAGATTTAAAAATGCTTCATTACAAAATAGTAAATTTGATAATTGTAGTTTACTTGATGTAAATATTGATGGTTATGGTGGAGATTGGTCTAATAATCTTATGTATAATTTATCAATTTTCTTAATGTCAGGAACAGTTTCTTTTACTAATTGTTTTGGAGATTATACAATAAATCCTATAGTAAATATACTTGAAAGAATTATGTTTGTAAATATATTAGGAAATAATCCAATATTTGTTGATTTAACAGGAAATGGAGAAATTAGTGGAGTTTATTCAACAAATTGTGGAGTGCAAGCAAATACTTTTAGAAATTTTGCACAAATTAGTGCAATTTTATTACCTTATCCAGCAGGTAGTGTAATAAGAAGAAACTTATTTATGAGCAATTTTGGTATACTTGATTTTTCAGCAGCAACATATTTATGTGCTGATTATGATTGTGAAGTTGGTGTAAATTCAATAAGTATACCATTTTTACGATATACAGATAATGATAATGTTTTACAATATGTAGACCCAACAACTTAAGAATATGGCAAATAATGATGGCAGTCCGCAAACAACGGATAAAATTTTAGTTAGAACAGGTAGTTCATCAGTTTGGTCTTGGCTTGATTTATATACTTTATCAGCATTTAATTCACCTCTAATGGGGAATATATTATTTGTAAATTCTAATGGAAATGATTTAACAGCTGAAGAAGGAAGAATTGATTTACCATGGCAATCAATACATAAAGCAGTAGATTATTTAAGATTTAATTGTTTACAAGGATATACAATTATTGTAATGCCTGGAACTTATGCTTCAGAAAATCCATGGGTTTTTGCAAATAGTTTAACAGATTCAACATATAATAATAATAACACAACTGTTAGATTATTAGGAGATGTAAAAATTACAAATAATCATACAGGAATTATATTAGATGGTAAAGATTCAAGTTCAGATAAATTAATTGTTAATATTATTGCAGATAATAATTCAGCACAAACAAAAGTAAATACTCAAACAATTATTGGAACCCCAAATTATGCAGATAATATTCAAATAATTGCTGACGACCCAACTGTGGCTATTGAAATTGATTTAACAATTTCAAATATTTCTTTTATTTGTGGTGGTTCTAATTATGACCCAAATAATGTTGTTGGACGTGTTCCAGCAAATATTTTATATAGTGGACATATTACTGGTAAATTAACATTAGAAAATACTTCATTTAAAAATTTGGGTGGTCCAAATATTATGGCATACGATATGCACGTTCCAATTAATTGGGAATCTTTTAATATGTATGATTATAATATTTATGGTTATGATGTTTATGCTCCGTCAACAATTACTGATGAAGATTATGTACATCCAATATGGGATGTTGTATCAGTTATGAATAATACTTATTGGGAAATTAGAAATGATTATATATTTCCTGCTTGGTATTTTGTTGGAGGTCCAGATAAAACATCAATTAATCCAAAATTTTTTATAGATACAATTAAATTTTATAATTCAGGTATATATGCTTTTGCAAGTAGTAATAGTCATATAGTAAATGCACATATTATTACTGATGCTGAATTTGGAGATGCTGAATTTGATATGCAAATATGTAATGCTATATTTTATTCAATAAGTGATTTATATATATGGGAACATATAGAATTTGATTCAACAAGTTCAGCAAATTTAATTGTTACTGGAGCAGTTTTAACAAATCAATCAATAACATTAGGGGTTAATATTTTATCAACTTTAACTCCAGCAAATGAACCAAATTTATTAGATATTTCATTAATACAGAATTAATATGAAAATAATTCCATTAAATAAAACAACAAAAATAGTTCTTAGAGCTACAAGTACTAAAACAATTATTATACCAGAAATAGCAATTAATGTTTCTGAAATTATTTTAAAAGAAATAATTGATGATGGAGTATCAGCTTATGCTAATATTTATTTTTCAACAACAGATACAAATTTAAAACATGTTTTACTTTGGGGAGGACAAGAATATATAAATATTGGTCAATGGCAAGATGAAGATGTTTTAAATAAATTAAATGAAATTTATTGTCCTGTTGTAACACCAACTGAACCTGTTGTAATACCAACTGAACCTGTTGTAACACCAACTGAACCTGTTGTAACACCAACTGAAC